GCCGGTGTTGCCGGTGCCGCGTCTCCGGTGGTCTTTGCTGGCGCCGCGATTGCCGCTACCGCAATGATACCGAGCGCAAGCCCTACCATCATGATTCCGATCTTACTGATTTGTTTCCTTAATTTCATTTTGTTCGCTCCTTTCGTTTTTAGCAGTACACTCTTTCGAGCAGGTACCGTTTTGAAATCCGTCCCTTGACGGTGATTTTCCCTTTGTCTTCCAGTTCTTTGTTGAGCTTCTGCATGACTTTGTATGCGTGGCTCTGGCTGCAGTCGAGGAGGGAGGCGACGTCGGTCACTCGCAGAAACCGCTGGTCTCTGGTCTCGGCGTTATTTTCCATGTCGTTTTCCTCCTTTCAGGTTTTTGCTGATGAACAGCTTCGTCTCTTGTGCTACGACCTCAATGCGTTCCAGCGCGGCGGCGATCTGTGCGACCTGGTCGTATTCGTCCGGCGTGATGTTTCCGTCCTTTGCCACTTCGAGGATCGTCTCTCGGATTTTGCTGGTCTCGCCGAGGGCGGTCACTATGCAAATCGTCAAGCGGTCGAGGCTTCGCATCTCTGCTGCCGGTACCGTCTTCTTTCCGAGGGGGCATATCTTCGAGCAGTAGTGGTTGGTGAGTTGCGGCGCGTCGTAGGTGTCCGCCATGAGAATGACTTCCTCCGGGTAGGGGATTATGTTTCCGAGTTCGATCCGCGCCAGCCGTGTCCTGTCTATTCCTGTTTCTTCCGATGCACCTTCTCGGCTCGCCAGTCGGTCGTTGCACGATGCGGCGGCGATTCGTGCTTTGTAGAATTCGTTATCAGCGCACATCGTGGATTGTTTAGGCATATATTTCCGTGCCTCCTTCCGCTATAATTAAATCAATGAGTTCTCGCAATGTGAGGGTTGCTGGGGGTGTTTTGCTTTCAGTTCTCGTTTTCCGAGAGTTGTTCGTCAAAAAAAATTTGCGGGGTTACTCCGAAGCCGTCAACGATAATCTTCAGGAATTCGTCGGCGGTCATCCTGACCAGTCCGGTTTCGAGTTGGCTCATCCTCTTGGGGGTGATGCCCGCGCTCTTTCCGACGTGTGTCTGGGTGATCCCTCTTGCTTCGCGGTAATCTCGCACCATCTGGGCTGCTGTCTTCATGCTCTCCCTCCTTTCTCTCGGTTTCCGAGAAATCATTGTAGCCTCATTATAGCACTCGTTTTTCGAGAAGTCAATACTTTTTTCTAAAATAATGAGAAAAATATTTCATTTTCCGAGAATTGTGCTATAATGCTCTTGTAAATTGAGTTTTTTTGCTTTGTTGGAGGTGTGTCTATGCTCTCGTTTGGCGAGCGTCTCAAAAGGGCGCGTGAAAGAAGGAACCTGACGCAGGCGCAGGTTGCGAAAGCGACCAGCATCAGCGACAAGTCTTTATCCCGTTATGAAAACGGCGCCTCTGCGCCGGATCCCGAAACGATTCTTGAGTTGATTCGGCTCTACGATGTGTCTGCTGATTACATCATGGGGCTGTCTCCAGAAATGGGTCACGCCACCGATCCGTCTTCCGGATCGTCTCTGTCTGCGCCTCATTTGGCGTCTGCTCCTGACGCCCACGAAATGCTGGAGGGGCTGTCCGGTGAAGCCCGCAAAAAAGCGGAGGAGTATATTGAAATGTTGAAAACGCTTGACGAGGTAAAATCTGGCGAGAATTTCCTCGATGCTAAAAAGAAAGCCTGAAGCATGAGCTTCGGCGGTATTTCGTTTTCTGGGATTGAGGTGGTATTTGGTTGCGTTTTAATATTGTTTGTTCCGGCTGCCGCCGTCGCTATTCGGTCGAAATTCCGAACGCGCAGGGTGAGCAGACGGTGCGCTGTCCTTATTGCTCTGCTCCTCACGTCCTGACCGTTCAGCGTGTCGTGCGAGCCGCTCCGGTCTCCGGTCCCGCTGCTGTGGCCGCAAAGGTCAGGCGTGGGGAAATAATATCAAATGTTATCTGGCTCATCCTCGGTGTTCTCCAATGCGTGACGCTTTACGCCGCCGCTGCCGGTGTTTGGAATGTTGTCAATGCGTTTCTGGCGCTCCGAAACGTGAAACATATCCAGCCGGGGAACGCTGGGGTTGTTCCTTATTTTGACCAGCGCCGGACGTGGCTCATCGTTTTGGCGATTGTGAACGTCGTACTCGGTGGCGTCGTTGGCGTTCTGCTCGTTCTGTATGAATGGCGTCTCCGCGATTTCGTGCTGCGTAATCGCAGCGCGTTTGAGGGATAGGGTCCCCGGGTATAGGGTATAAGGTTTAAGGTATGAGGTATAAGGCAGTTTTTGTTTCGTGAAAACACCGTGCTTGTTTAGTGCTTTGTTGTGGGGGTGGGGTTTTGGCTGCTTATAAAAATGAAAAACGCGGCACATGGTATGTGTCGTTCCGGTATAAGGACTGGGACGGTACCCGCCGCCAGAAAAAGAAGGAAGGCTTCAAAACGCGACGGGAGGCTCTGGACTGGGAGCGTGATTTCCTTGCGTCGAAGTCTGGCACTACCGCCATGTCTTTCGGTGCGCTTTGTGAGATTTATATGGCGGACTGTGCCACGCGCCTCCGCGCCACGACGGTCGAGAATAAGCAATGGCTTTTTGATTCTAAAATCCTACCGGCGTTCCGGTCGGTCGCTGTCCGTGATATTACGCCCACGATGATCCGGCGCTGGCAGAACGATCTGCTCTCCGATCCGTTTGGCTATTCTCCGACTTACCTCAAAACGATAAATAATCAAATGTCGGCGGTGATGAATTATGCCGTCCGCTTCTACGGTCTTCCTCAAAATCCGGTACCGCTGTGCGGTCCCTTCGGAAAGAAGAAGGCGGAGGAGATGCAGTTCTGGACGCGGGATGAATTCCGGCGCTTTATTGAGTGCGTAAAAAAACCAGCCGCACGGCTGGCTTTCGAGCTGCTGTTCTGGACTGGTATGCGCTCCGGCGAGTTGATGGCGCTCACTCTGGCTGACGTCGATTTTGTGTCGTCGCGTATCTCCATAACGAAAACGGCGGCGCAGGTGAACGGGGAGACGGTTATCAATCCTCCGAAAACGCCACGGTCAAATCGAACGGTCGCGGTGCCTCGCTTCCTGCTGGCGCTGATCAGCGACTACGCAGATCGGCTTGTTGATTATGAGCCACAGGATCGGCTGTTCTATTTCACGAAGCACTACCTGAAGTATGAGCTGGACGCGGCGGCGTCTGCTGCCGGTGTGAAACGTATCCGCGTTCACGACATCCGGCACTCCCACGCCTCGCTCCTGATCGAGCTTGGCTATTCGCCTCTGCTGGTGTCCGAGCGTCTGGGTCACGAAAGCATCCAGACGACGCTGGAGACCTATTCCCATTTGTACCCCGACAAACAGGGCGAGGTGGTCTCTCGGCTGGAAACTGACGAAAGCGAGAATTACTCCGCCGTTCTCTCGGACTTCGAGAGAAAAATCGAGAATTTGCAGTAAAGTGTTACGCTTTTGGTACGCTTGAAATAAAAAAACACCCCGCAAGTCCTTATTTTATCGGGCTTACGGGGTTTCTCGTTCTTATTCCCATTCTTTCGTAGTGGGTTATCATTGGCTGTTCGTGGGCGGTTTTTCGCCCTCGATTTTATTTATATTATTCGTATTATCTCCGCTGGGTTTGTCTGCGGTTTTTCCTGTTACGCTTTTGTTACGCTTCGGGGTGTCCTCGACCTCAATGCCTCGGCTCCGAAGGAGAGCGATGGCGGCTTCGTTGTAAAAGTCCGACCGGCTGTAGGCGGTCTCGGTTTCCGCTGCGTATTCTTCGACGTGGGCGTCGATCAGGTCGATGATGTTGTTCGGCGCGTGAACGGTGATAGGCGTTCTCCGGCTGCCGCCCTTCATGGGTCTTCCGTATGCCATTCGGTGTTCCTCCTTTCCGCCTGCGGTTTATTATATCACGGCGCAGGCTCTTTTTCAATGGGTTTCTCGGCTTTCGAGTTTCACGTGAAACAAGTCTTGAAAATCGAGAACGGCTTTGTAAAAAAATTATTGCTTCCGGTTTTTCTTCCTCTGCTGGATCCACGCCCTGATGATCCCCTGCGGGTAGTGCGTCCACGCGATTGAAACGATCAGGAAGGATGAAAGCAGGAGGAAGCCTCCGACGATGCCTCCGGCGATTATTAGAACGGTGGTCATGTGTCGCCCTCCAGATTCCTTCCGCAAACCGAGCAGAATTTTCTCGGAAGCTCTCGCTTTCCGAAACGGTCTTGACTGATGACCTTGATCTCGCTCGCGGTCATGTGCTGGTCTCCGAATTCGTCAGTCTGCATTTTGCACCAGTAGCAGCCCTTGTCTTTCGTCTGCTGCAGGTGAAGGGTTTCCTTCACGGTCTGCCACGCCTGCGCGATCTGCAGGTGGGCGAGGTCTACGGTGCTGTGGTTTGGCGGCGGTATGACCGCGTCCAGCATTTCGATTGCTTCGTTGAGTTTCATATCGTTGTCCTCCTTTTATGCAGCGGCGCAGTATTCCGGCAGGTTGGCTCTTACAAGTGCGGCGGGAACGGGCGGCGTTACCGCGTTGCCGCACCTGGCGACCTGCTTTGATTTCGGGTAGGGGTTTCCGTCTGCGTCCGTGTCGATGATGTAGTCCGAAGGGAAGCCTTGAGCGTTGAACAGTTCCCTCGGCTGGAGCATCCTCATCCGTATGTCGGTGATGATGTATTCCTCGCCGTGAATGGTTACGACCGCGAAGCGATCCTTTGCTGTGACCGTATCCAGCGGCTCATCTGCTGCCTGGGCGTAGGATGTTCCGTAGTATTTCACAAGAAACGCCTGCACCTCTGCGTGGTGCGCTCCGCTGCAGGAGACGGTCGTCAATGGCTCATCTGCTTTCTGTCCGTCCATATTCCGCCTCATGGTCATTATGTGCGCCGTTACGAGGCTGTTGTGGTCTTTGGCTGTTACGGTGCCGAGCGGATCGTCTGCTTTGCTTCCGGCGCCGGTGTACCCTCCGGCGTAGTTTTTCATGATGTGGGCGCAGGATAGGGCGTAGCGGTTTGATGTGTCCTGTGTCATGAGCGGCTCGTCGAGTTCCTGACCGCGCACCTCGTGCTTTGCTGTCTCGCTGTGGTATTGAATGAGCGTAGGGGCTATCAATCCAAACCGTTGAGCGCCTGGCATTACCGTGTCAATGGGTCTATCGAGCGGTTGCCCCTTGCTGTTCTGCTGAAACTTTGTAAGATGTGGCGCCACCAGAAAATTTCGGTTTCCTGTCGTGACTGTTGGAAGCGGCGATTCGACGCTCGCTCCTGCGTTGTTTGTATTGTTGCACATAATGGTCGGGGCGGACGGTGCTTCTGCCACCTTCACGATATACGGGTCTGGGTTTTCAATGACGAATTTCTGTATTCCTCTGGCGATCCGGCGCAGGGTATTCTCTGCGAGGGGTTTGTCTCGCTCGAAGATGCTTTTTGCCGGTATGCTCCAGTCGATGCACTCCGCCGCTGTGTGGTATGGCAGTTTTTTGCCCGCCTTGACCTCTTTGCTTTTCTTTGGGGCGTGTGTCGGCTCCGGCCAGACGATGGACTGCCCGTCGCATCTGGCGATCAGGTAGAAGCGCGTCCGCGTTGTCGGCGCCCCGAAGTCGCACGATTTGAGTGTTCTGTGTTCGACCTGGTATCCCAGCCCTCGCTCCAGCGCCGCTGCCATGTCCGATTCTGCGCTGATTCCGAGTGCGTCGCACATCTCTTTGAATGCTGGGTGGTCTTTCGGTATGCCGGTTGTCAGGGCGAGTATAAAGCCGTTGAAGGTTTCGCCGGTGCGGGCTTTTATCGGCTTGTTGTCTTTGCCCAGCGGTCCCCACGTCTGTATCTCCGGCACGTTCTCCAGCATGATGCACCGTGGCTTTACGAAGTAGCCCCATTTAATGGCTACCCATGCCAGTCCTCGAATGTTCTTGTCGACCGGCTTTCCGCCTTTGGCTCTGGAGAAGTGCTTGCAGTCTGGTGAAAACCACGCCAGCGCGACCGGCTTTCCTGCGCTCGCTTCGACAGGATCCACCTGCCAGACGTCCTCGCAGTAGTGCCGCGTTTTTGGATGGTTTGCTTTGTGCATTGCTATGGCGTCTGGGTCGTGGTTGATGGCGACGTCGACGCTGTGTCCTATCGCCATCTCGATTCCGGTGCTTGCTCCGCCACCTCCAGCGAAGTTGTCAATAAAAAGTTCCCTCATTCCTTTTCCTCCGTTTCTGTGTCGAATAATGATATTTGTGCTTTCCTATATTCTTCTTTTTGAAGAAACGCGTCGACCTCTGTGTCTATTTGGTGAAATGTTTTCTCGTATCTAAATCCGTAAGACACAAGGTTTGGTGTTGTGCTTAATTGGCGCAGCTCATCCCATAGCTCTGGGTGGTATTGCTTTGTATGCGCGAATTCTTTTGTGCATTGGTTTGGGCAAAACCAGCAGCCACCGCGTTTTGTAAAACTGTAGATAGGAGAAAGAAGCCCGTATTCTTTGCATTTTTCGTATGCCATGCTCTCTGTGTACCCGTACCTTTCGAGGAGTGATATCTTGTTGTCTCCGAGTCTTGCGAGGCGTTTTGGCTCATCCGCTGCTATTCCGACGTATTGGGTTATCTCTTGCCCCTTCAGCGCCCTGAAGTAGTTCGCAAGCACGCGGCTTTTTCCGTCTCTGTTTATGTTGCAATGACCGCCTATCGGAAATCCGCGTAGCTTCCCTTTGTGGTCTCCTTTTGTTATTGAAAAGAAGAAGTTATCCATAAAGTCTCTTTCGGTCTGTAATATGTCAACATGAAATCCCCAGCTCTCGAACAGCGGCTTTGCTTTCTGGCGTACCCATTCCATGTGTTCTGGGAGTTCTCCGCTTATGCCCCTTTTATTATCAAACATAACCTCCGCCATCACGATCCTTCCCGGTGCGAGTTGTTTTTCGTGGGCGAGAATTATGCTGGCTGTGCTGTCTTTTCCGCCGCTCCATGAATGAATGTAAATCACTTTTCTACCTCCTTTCGCCCTGCCATCTTCAGGCTGGGTGGGGCAGTTCCCAGCGACCGGCTCGCGCCGGTTTCGGCTTTATTCTGGTTTCGGTACCTTTGTGATGTAGTCGGCGTCGATTTCTTCGTCGCGCCAGTATATGAATTGGTTTCCTTTTGCCGTTGTGAAAACTTCGCATTGATGGAAGCACTCGTTCTGCTCTTTTTCGTCTTTGAAGTCCTCCCAGCTTCTTCTCTGGGCGACAAATAAGGGCTGCGCTCCGTCGTCGATTCTGTATCCTTCTTCGCCGGTGATGATGTTCTTGACCTTTACCACACGGTACCCGTCTTTTGCTTTGATGGTATTCCTCATTGCTGTTTCCCCCTTCAGCATTCTTCGTCGGCTTTGTCGATCAGCCGGACGATCTCTTTGACCGATAACCATTCCGGCTCTCCGAATTCGTTCCTGGCGTAGCAGCCGGTGTCGTCTTCGAGGTCGCCGTATTTTCTTTCCAGTAGTTCCTTCAGGTATTCGAGTGCTTCGTGTTTCATATTCGTTCCTCCTTATGCTTTCAAAAGGTCGCGGAGTGCCCTCTGCACGTTTCTGTTTCCTTTTGCGATTTCCTCGGTGTATCCTTTGCAAAGGATCACTTCGTCCAGTCCGTTGACCGCGAGGGTGTAGGTGTGGTCGCCGTATTTTTTGTTTACCGCGTACCAGAGGTCTGTGGTTTTCTGGCTGATCGCTGCAAGCCCTTTTTTCATTTTGCTGTCCTCCTGTTTTCCTTGAGGGAAGTCTGCCGAGGTTGCCGTTCGTTCTCGCCGTCCGTGCCTCGCCGCAATCCCCAGCCTTCTGGCTGCTTCCTGCCGGTCTCTGCTGCCGCTTTCCTGTTTTATCCTCGGCTTTCCTTCTCTCAATTTACGAGAACATTATAAACCGACGGCGGTTTATTGTCAATAGAAAATCGCCAGAAATACTACACAAAGATTTGCGAGTAAATCTGGCGATAATGTACTATTTTGCTGGCGGGGAGGAGTAGGGTGTTACTCCCCCTTAGACCCCCTCCCCTCCGCCATCATACCACGGCTTTGAAAATCTGTCAAGACTTTTTTCTCATTTTTCGAGAGTTTCGGGTCAAATTTTTTTAGATTCCTTGACCTGCGCCTCGATCTGGTTGGTGAGCCACTCCTGCAGGCTGCCGTATGCGGTTTCGATATAATCGGCTGCTTCCTGCGTCAGGAGTTGCTTGGCAGTCTCAAAGGAACGCCGGAACGCTTCGCGCTGGTTTTCGGGCGAGAATTCGCCGCTTTTCTTCAGCGCGTCCACGTAGGTCTGGTTGGTTACGGCGACCGCCTTCACCACGGCGTCAAGTGCGCCGTCAATGAGAGCCTTTGCGGTTTCGTTCGTGGTTTTCGCCTTCGCTTCTTCCTTCTTCGCTTTCAGGTAGTTGCAAAGGTAGGTGGTTATTACGGGTACCGCTGCGACGATGACCGCCTGCAGTAATGTGAGAAGTGCTTCCTTCATGGTTTGTGTTCTCCTTCGTTTGAGTTTGTGGTTTCTGGCTCTGGTGTGCAGCCGGTGCCTTCGTATGGGCAGTTCTCGCAGTCCTCCGGTTTACAATGGCATTTGCCGTCCCATTGGGCGAGGGCGTAGCACCAGATTATGACAATGACGATCCCGATTGCCAGCAGCAGGATCGTGGCTGTCGGCGCGTTCATATCACGCCTTCGTGAAAGTTCCGGCGTCTACCCAGCCGTAAACGGTGGAGCCGCCTCCGCTTACCGCGATCAGGTGGTAGGGGTGCTTGCTCTTGCCGAGTTGGTAGATGGCGGTGATCTTCGCTTTGCCACCCTTGCAGGAGGGTCCGCTGGTAGCGTTGGCATGACCGTAGTGGGTTTTGCCGGTGAAGTTGACGATGTCGCCTATCTTCGGCGTCCACGGTGTGCTTGCCGGTGCCGCGCAGAGTTCGTTGACGCGCTTCTGGACGGCGTTGTAATCGTAACCTGCGGCGGTGAGGCGTCTCTTGCGCTCGTCGCCGTTGCCCCATTTACCAGCGAGGACTTCTTTGGCGAGTTCGTCCACAGTCTTCTTGGTGCCGGTGGAGGGCGTGGTGGATCCGCTGCCGCTGTTCGTGGTCGTGCCTGCGGTCTTCACGTTCTCGGTCTTGCCGGTGTAGGTGACGTAGGGCAGTCTGCCGTGCTTCGTCCAGTTGCGGGTGTTGTAGCCGCTTCTGGAGTTGTTGCAGGCGGTGATTTGCACTTTGTTCGCCCACTTCGGTGTGCATTCGACGGCAAGCCCGCCGCCGACGTAGATGCCGATGTGTCCTTCCATCCAGACGGCTTCGCCGATCTCGATCTTGGAGAAGTCGGTCGAGACGTCCTTGCAGACCTTGATCATGCTGTCCGCGCCGATGTCCGGCACTCCGTTGGTGGCGTATGACGCGCCGCCGTAGGTTTTGCTCTTGTCGCCGTTCCAGCCCCAGAGCAGTCCTTTGATGAGGCATACGCAGTCGAAGCCGAAGGTGTCCGTGCTGGCCGCGTTGATCATCGCGGTACGATCTGCCGCCTTATTGTAGGCGTGGTTGCTGGTGTAGCGTCTTTTGTTCGCCGCTGTCATGGGTGCGCCGAAGCAGCCCATAACATAAAGGGTCTTGTAGTTCTTCGCTACGGCGATTGCTTTCTCGGCGAGCTGTGCGCCGGTGCTGATTTTGGTTGACATGGTGGTTGTCTCCTTTCCTGTGGATGTGTTCTTTGCGTATTGGTCGTAGTATTTCTGCCCGTAGCTGGCTCTCTTTGCCTGCACGGACGCGCCCTGATCTGCGGGGCGCTCATACTGCGTCAGGACGGCATTGGAAGCCGTGAGGACGCTGGTGGCGGTTTTCAAAAGGGAGAGGAGGGACTTGTATCCTTCCTTCAGTTCCTTCATCAAAAAGCCGAGCTGCATCTCAAGGTCTCCGATGCTCGTTCGTGCATCTTTTGCGTAAACCTGCAGGTTTTGCTTGCGCGACCAGTATGTCCATTGCGCCAGACCGTAGCCCGCGCTGTCCTTGACGAAGTTCGTATATTTCCCGCTGTCCACGGCGGCGGTGTACGTTTCGTCGGTGTAGCCGAGCTTCTTCTCGTATGAGTTCTGCAGGTTGTTCGGGCGGAGTCCGCTCTCGGCGTAAAGGTTGCCCATCAAACCGGCAGCGCCGCAGTCCGATAGCCCTTGCGCTTTGAGAAAATTCCATATTTTCTGTTCATTGGTCGTTCCTTTGAGTGCCATTTTGATCCTCCTGTTCTTTCATCGTGGCGCTCTCGCGCTGTTCTTCGTGGTCGCGGTCTTCCTGCGCCCACGTGCGTTCTTTGTTTCGCTCTTTGGTGGTTTTGATCCAGCCCATCACTCCGCACTCTCCGCCGAGGGCGGCGAATACGCAGGTTATAAGGGTATCCGGCACCATGCCGGTCTCCCTGAAAATGCGGATCATCTCAATGGTGAAAGCCACCAGAGCGATTCCGACGATTATCAGAATGACGTCCATCGTTCCGATGTGTCGGGGCTTCTTCGCGGCTTTTGCTTTGGCTCTGGCTCGTTTCTTTCGGCGTAGCCAGAGCGTCAGCTTGCTGCGCTTCTTTTTCTTGGCAGGCATTTCCTCACCTCGCTTTCAGCGGGAGGTTGTTAACTTCCCGCATGAGAACGTCAAGGTCGCCGTTTCCTCCCAGTCCTGTGTGGTATGACCGGTGCATATCATTGAGGATGCGGCGGTCGTCAAAGTCGATCTCCTTATCCGCTATGTAGGCAAGCGCCAGATAGCGGATTCGGTCGTATAGGATGAATTTCAAAGCCTCACTTTGTGCGTCGGTTTTGGCTTCGATGGCTTTCAGGCGTTCCTCCGTTTTGAGTTTCGCCTGCGCCTCTGCATCATCCTTTTTCTTTTCGGCTCTGTCTTCCTTCGCGGCTTTTCGTTCTCTACGCCATGCGAATTTGTCGCCGAGCAGTTTCACGACTGCGGCGCCCACGCCACCGGAAAGAATGACGATCAGTACGTCTTTGAATACGTCATTCATTGGTCTCCTCCTTTCCGCAGGCGGTGTTGTGGATCGGGCGGAGCCGGTGTTCTAAAACGTCCAGCTCCGCTTCCACGGGTTGCCGCAAGTCTGCAAATCTTTTCTTGCTTTCGGCATCGACGGCGAGGCAGTTTTCAATGAAGAATGCTTGCTCTTTTATGATTTGTGCCTGTGCCTCCGTGACCGCGCAGAGGCGGTCGATGAGTTCGAGTGTGTTCATGTGCCTCATGCGCTCCTTTCGTCGTTTACTCTGCCGCCAGTTCCGCCAGACCGCTTTCTTCGAGAATTTCTCGGACTTGGTCTTTGAGAAGTTTCGGCACCTGGGAGAAGGTCTTCTTGCCCAGCATGATCTTCTGCGCCCATAACATTGCCATCATCGTTTCGCCCTCCTTTCCGTATAAAATCCTGAAAATGAATTTACTCGCCGCCATAGACGATCTCACTCATTTCCAGCAGGCATTCTTCGAGGAAGTCGTTCCTCTCTTTGAGTCCCTTGACTTCCTCCGTCAGTTCCGCCCTTGTAAGCACTTCTGTCTCGTCGGTGCCTTCGGGGATTTCGGGGTCCTCGTCTTCCGGGTCTTCGCCTACGATCTGGTCATACTCCTCTTTCGTGATGAATTCGGCGTATGGCTCTTTCTCCCCATGAGGCAGATTCCCGTTGATGAGGTAGACCGTGTTATCGTCCGCGCCGATGATGCCTTGCGCTTCCTCCTCGGTGCATCGCACGAGCATTCCGTTGCTCTCTTGCCACCTGACGTAAACGAGGACTTCGATTTTCTCCGCCCCCGTGAGCCTGTCTTCTGCGTCAAACGTTTTGATGTAATACATACGATTCTTCCTCCTTGAAAACAAAAAGTTTATTGAATAGGTCTCCTGCGTTCTGGATCGTGTGCCACGCATTGAATTTCTCCGCGTAGCCTCTCCAGCTCTGCCACCCGTTCCAGATGTCCCTGAATGTGATCGAGCCTTCGTCGAGGCGCTTTTTCAGCCGCTTCATCTTCCGTCTCATCCGGGTGATGCTTTTCTTGCAGATTTTTCGGATTACCTTTCCGGTCTTGGTCAGGAATATCCGCGCTTTCAGCCATATAAATCCGTGTGAAAGTTTCACGAGCTGGGTCTTCTTTTTGTTGAGCGTGATTTTCAGCATTTGGCAGATGTTCTCGATCCCTTTCAGGCATCGCTGCAGGTATTCCTTGCTTGGGTGGATGAGGTAGCCGTCGTCCATGTATCTGCCGTATCCTCGTATCCGCAGGACTTCCTTCACGTAATGGTCGAGCCGGTTGGCGGATGCCAGCGCCAGCACTTGGCTGATCTGGCTTCCCAGTCCGAGACCGATGTCGCCGAAAGCGTCCACGAAATGTCCGGCGAGCTTCTTTATCTTTTCGTCCGTGAAGGTCTTCTCGAATATCCCCTTGACGATCTCGTGGGAGACGTTGTCGAAAAACTTTGAAAAGTCAAAAAGCAGGATGTAGCCTTCCTGTCCGTGCTTCCGGTAGTGTTCGTGCAGGTGCTGGGTCATGCGGCGCATACAGAAGTCGTAGCCCTTGTGCTTCATGCTCGCCCCGTTGTCATAGACGAATGTCGGGGTAAGCGCCGGAACGAGCGCATTGTCGCATAGGCACCGTTGCACCACTCGCTCTCCGATGACGGTGCTTCGGATGTGTCGGTGCTTGCCTCGCTCGTAGAGGTCGAATTCGTAAAAGCCGGGGCTTTTGTATGTCCCGTTCTGCAGGCGGTTTCGCGTTTGGTAAACGGAAAGCGGGGCGGTGGATATGTACCGCTGGACGCTTGCTTTCCATGAAACGCCTCGCCTGCAGCACCGGTATGACCGGTAGAGGTTGTCGTATGAGAATACGGCGTTGAAATTGTCGGCGGTTTCAAGTCTTCGGGCTTTCTTTTCTGCCCTTGCCTTGACCCTCCTTTGGTATCGTTGTTCTTTTCTCTGTTCGCTTGTCATAAAATCCTCCGTCGCCCCGTACCCCTGTCGGAAGGTTGCGTATAGGGGCATAGCGTCACCGGCTATGAAACGCGGCATCACCTTCAAGCCGCGCCATGCAAGCAGCGTCCAGCCGGACGCATCAGGGCGAATATTTACCTTTCGGATGGTTATGCTCTCCTTCTCTCCTGTCAAGTCTGATTTCGCCGTTTCCGGTTACTGTGTCTGCTTTGAGAGGAGCCGAACGCGACCCCGTAGGCGTTGTTCGCGTTGTTGTTGTTGTTGGCGTTGCCGTTGCTGTTGACATTCCAGAAGTTGTTCGTGTTGCCCGTGTTCGGGGAACGGAGCCACCAGTTCGTCGCTGCGCCGGTCAATGGTTGGCAGAGCATAACCATTATTATTACGGCAGTTTCGCGTATCGCGTCCTGTCCGATTTCATTACCGCTTTTATGAGGCGGTCTTCCTGATCTACCAGCCCCGCGAGTTCTTCTGCGTTTGCCGGTGTCATGATTCCGTCTTCAAGTAAAAGCTCTAACTGCGATATGTAGTCCTGCAGTTCTGCGCGGGCGCGGATGAAGAAGTCTCTCCTGATCTGCACCTCATGCTGGTTTGCCGGAAATACAGAATTTGCTTGTTTTACGTCGCTGTGGATCCTGCGGGCGGTTGCCCATAGTTCCTGCAAGCCGTAAAAGGTGTAGCGTTTCGGTGCATTCACGCATCGTCGGCGCGTCTTTGCTTCGAGTTCTCGCGCCGTGTGGATGAATTGCGCCTCTGATTCGTGTCTGTTTTTCAAGAGAACGGACATCGGTGTTCCTCCTTTCATTCACGATTTCCGCGCTGTGTTCGGGTATCCGCCCCACGAGGGGGCGGATTTCCCTTGATGCCTGATTAAATGCAGAAGCCGAACGCGACCCCGCAGGCGTCGTACGCGCCGGCGTAGTAGTTGCCGGCGTTGCCGCTGCTGTAGACAATCCAGAAGGAGTTCGTGCTGCCCGTGTTCGGGGAACGGAGCCACCAGAGCGTCGCTGCGCCGGAGCCGAAGTTCATCTTCTTGATCCTGCTCGTGTCGTTTGTAAACACCGTAAAGGTTGCATCGGATTCCAAAGAGTAGGGGGATGTGGTCGTTTGCGATCCCACTTCCTTGACGCTCGGTATCCAGATTTTGTCCTCGGCGGGCGGATCCACGAGACCCGTCGCCTGGTAGCCGGTGTTCGAGTGAACGTAAACGGTCAGGATGAGCTGCTGCCATGTCGTCGGTAAGGCGGCAAAGATGCGCTCGTTCAGCCATGTCCTGATCGGCATTGCCTTCCAGCCTCCTGCGTTGCTGTTGGACGGATTGATGACGTGTGTCTCCTCCAGCAGGTCTTTGAGCAGGAACGCGCAGTTGACGTATCTCTGGTTGTCTGTGCGGGTGAAGTTTCGGAACGCATACTGTGAGCTGCCGACTGCCTGCATTTTGAAGGTCTGGCGCGGCCACGCTACCAGTTCCTTGCAGGCGTCGTCTCCGAGGTCGTCGTCCCACAGTTTCGCCCAGTAGACCGTTCCCTTACCGTAATTGTCCGGGTAGCCGTCGTTGGCGATCTGTGCGCCGAAGGCGAGCGGTGCCGTGTGGTTTGGCGGTGTGGTCTGGGTCAGGGCGCTGTAGGATATTGCGCTTCCGTTCTTGTTCGATGCGTAGACGTAGAGTTTGTCGTCTCCCGCCTTCTTCCTGATGACGGTTATCTGCCGCACTCCGTTGGTCGAAACCTGCAGGGCGGTCGATGCACCGTATCTTACCGATCCGCCGCTCGCGTACCTCAATAAGAAGCCGTTGCTGTGGTAGCAGGCTGCGAGGCATCCGCCTGCGGCGCTGCTGGTATCAAAGGCAAAGTCGACCACGAGGGTGAAGGATTTGTCGGTGTCAAACAGAAGGATGTCGTTGCTGTTGACCTGCGGCTTCAGGTAGTTCGTTCCGTCGAAGGTCTGGGGACTGTCAAGGCTCACGAGTTCGTGGGCGGTCACGTTGCTGAAGTTGAAATCGTGACCGGCTACGATGTCGATGGTGTCGCCGGAAGCTACGACGTTGTTGTTCGCTCCGGTCGGCGACAGGACTTCGGTCTTGACAAGCGAGTGGAGTTCGGTCGCGTTCATCTGTGCCAGCGTCTTGCCGGACGGAACGGTCGCGGATTCGTATTGCGCGTAAACGTCAAGGTCTCCGGTGATGTAGCCTGTTGATTTGTCCCATCCTTTGAATAGGTAGTAGGTAGCGTAGTCGCCGTCGCTGGCGTTCACCGGTGCGGCGCCGCTATATGCTACGCTGTCGCCGTATGCCGCCGTCTGCGTATCGAGGAGGGTCGTGCCGTTGTAGAAGCGGACGGTGTATGTCCTCGTTGCTGACGTGTAGTGGGCGTATATGGTCGTGTCTGCCGTGATTGAGATTGCACTCAAATCGGGAATGACCGAGCCGCCGTCCGTCCAGCTCCAGCCGTCGAAGGTGAACGTCTCCGCTGCCGTGCTGGGTTTTGTCGGCGTCGGGATCGGGTCAACGTAGAGGTAGCGCGGGTCGGTTGGTGCTGAGCCTTGACCTACCCTCTGGGTGTTGAGCGTGGATCCGTTGTAGTTCTTGAACGTGACGGTGTATGTCGGTACTTCGGTGTCGTAGGTGATCGTCAAGTTCGGGAACGCCGACTGTAATGCCGCGAGGTCGTCTGCCGTTATCATTGTGACGTGCGCGGCGCCGGTCAGGACGAAGTTATCCGTATTGTCTCCGCTGCCGCTGATACCTGCGAGGGTTGCGAGGTGCTTCAGCAGGTTGGCGTTGTTCATCGTCCAGTTCACGCCGATGAGACGTCCTCTGGTGAGGCTGGTCGCGTTTGTTACGAGCGTCAGCGTGTCAATCAGCGGGCAGTTCTCGATCCATACGCTCTGGAGGTTGGCTGCGCTCATGGTGAACGTCTCCAGTTCCGTGAGGTCTCTTGCGATGAGCTGGCGGATAGCGTTCAGTTCTGCCACGCGCAGGGGCGCTCTCTGGGCGAATGTTACGCCGGTGATCGCCGAGCCTGTGGTGTAGATTTCTTCAAGCGCTTTTAATGCAGAAAGGTCGAGACCTTGTGCGAGGTTTGGCGTTCCGCGCAGGTCGATCTTCTCCATGAGGATGTTATTGCCGAACGAAACGCCGCCGTTTTCGGAATTCAGCGAGGTGTTCTCGTATCCGGTCTCGCTTGAGCCGAGGATCGCCTGCTTCAGCTTCTTGGCTGACGACAGGTCGGCGAATTTCGTATAAAGGGCTGCAAGGGAGCCGATTGACGCGATGTTGCTTGCGCTGTAGATGTAGGTTTCGAGGTCGTTCAGGGACGCGCCTGCGGGCATTTCGATGTTGTAGGTCTGTCCTCTGGTCGCCCTCACTCTTACGGTGCCTGCGTTGCCGTATTTAACCGTGATGTAGGTGGAGGCGTATGGGACGATCCCGTTGATGTCGCCGGAAGGCTCCACGCCGCTCCACGTTTCCGGTGCGTTTGCACGGAGGCTGATTCTGTCAGCGGTCGAAACGGACCCGCCGTATTTCGCGCTCATGTACGGCTCCTGATATGTCTCAAACTGGATGAGCTGGTCTTCCTTCGTGCCGAGCATCGTCCTGATGTATCGCTGCTCCTGCGCGTAAATGTACGGGGAGAAGTATTTTCCCCACATATCCTCAATGATGAGGGCTTCCGGTCTGTTGTCGCGGTATGCCTTCCATTTGGCGAGGATACGCTCTGCGCTGAACGCTCCGGCTGCTTCCAGTTGTTTGAACATCGTCTCCAGTTCGCTGCGGAAAAGGTCGCGCAGGTTGCACCAGAGGACGCTGTCGGCTGCGTTGAAAACGTAAGCCGCACCGACCATGTCGGTGTCTTCCATTCCGTAGGTGAACGTCAAGCCGCCGCTGTTGTCGTTGCCGCTCATCGTGTCGTTGTCGTAGTCCTTGCAGAAGTTCCAGCGGTAGCCTTCGGCTGCCGTGTCGTATTCGTAGGACACGAAGCAGTTCTTTGCGCGGTTATCCGGCAGCAGTCTGCGCTCGACCGTCAGGTAATGATAGAGGAGGGAGTTCACGGAGAAGTGGTCGGCGAGTTCCGCTTTGAATTTGGCGGCTCTGTAGTCCGATGTGTCTGTCGTGTATTCCACTCCGTCGTAGGTTACGGGGTTGAGAAGCGCGTCGCCTGTGGCTGCCGCTCTGTGCGTCGAAACGACCCACGTGAGGAGCGCCTGCCATGCGGCTTTGTTTGCCGCAGTCGGCTTCTTCGGATACCTGAATTCAAAGTTCGTATGATCGGGATCGTCGCCCCACGTCTCGGTCGATAAATCGTCCGACATAAAGCGGCATTGGAGCGCGTTGTTGTTGCTGATCTCTACGCAGCATTGGTCGGGGTATGTGCTGGTGTCCTGTCCGAACACGGCGTAGTTCTTTTTGCTGTTGCAAAGGTCGCCCGCGCCGTAGAGGATTGTCGCTCCGGCTTCCACCGTTCTCGCGCCTACGCTGATCGCTGTATCGGCTGTGTTGGTGAAGAAAATCGCCGCCGCGTGTCCTTCGATGGTGTCGCGCACCTTCGGGTTCACGGCTCTTGCCGGGTTGATGTACGGCTGGAACGCGTTATAATCGTCTGTCATGCAGACGTTGTTCGCGTTCTCGGACGATGCCACGTTCAGCTTGATGTTCAGGTAATTGACGGGTATCGAGTTCGGGGTCATCGCGTATCCGGCGATGTCCTCGCCGTTCCCGTTCTGCCATAGGGTGGCGGTGCTGAAATCAAGGTCAAGGTTGAGCGCCGCGAGGATGTATTCGAGGGACGATGTTCCCTGTGCCTTCATCGTGACGCCTTGCGCCGTGAATTCGTATTCTGCGCCGCCGTTTCTGTAGGTGAGCTGCACGGTGCAGGTCACGTTGTCGGATTTTGACACCGTCATTCTGTCCGCCCAGATGTGAATGATGCGTAGTTCCGGCTTCACCTGCGATAGCTTCGTCTCGTTGATTGTGCCGTTGTCGTTGAAGATGTCGTTCCTCTCGTAACGGTTGACCATTTCCTCCGTGTCGGCGCAGTCCGCGATGAAGTTGTCGAGGATTTCGCTTCTGGTGAGGGATGTCGAGTACATCTTCAGGTTATAAATCCAGACATCGCAGGCGGTCGAGCCGATTTTCAAAAGCTCCGGCGTGGTCTGCTGCCAGTTGTCTGCCGCCTCGTATGCGATTGCACGGGACGGGACGCCTTCCAGCCAGATGACCGCCAGTTTGTCTTCGGCTTGCGATTCGATGTTGATGTCCATCTCGATCTTCTTTTCCTCACAATACTGCACCGTTGCGGTCTGCAGGGTGGAGGAAAGGGTCGCCTGCTGCGCCTGTAGTTTGATGCCGACGCTGTCGGCTTTGCAGGTGGCGATCTCCGCGTCGTAGTCGCGGCATTCCGTTACCTTGAAGGAGATTTTGATTTCCTTGCCGCTGGCTTTCGCGTTGTCGTTGAACAGCGAGCGGTCAAACGTGACGTAGCTGCCGCGCTTGATTACGAAGGCGGTCACGCCCTGTTCGTCAAGCTGGAAGCCGCCCGACACCCAGTCGAAGTTCGAGCTGAACGTCAGCGGGTGATTCAGTCCGTGTTCGTCTCTGTATCCGAAGCTGTCCCTGTTCGCCTCCGTGTTGGTGTGTCCGGTCGGATCGAGTTTCATCACAAGTCCTCGCGTTACCGGCGTGATGTCGTAGGAGAGCGCCGTCACGGTCAGGGTGATGGTTGCCGATGTTGCTCCGCAGGTGATGGCGAGCGTCTCTGTTCCGTCTTCGGTCGGTCTGTATGCCCATGTCTGGGTGTCTCTGTCGACCGTTACGCTGGTGGACGATCCGCCGACTACGGCGAGGGTTGCGCTTGCGGTTTCATTCTGGGGGTCATAGACGCGGTATTTGATCGCCGCCGTGCTGTATTGCTCTACGCTCATCGCGCTTTGCAAAACCGCCACGATTGGCGTTGTGGTGCCTGACGTTACCCAGATGCCGGTGTGCCGCAGCGGTGTGGTGGAGAGTGTTTCTCCGTCCACGGTTGTCTCAATCCACGCGGCGAGTTGGTGCGCTCCGTGGGTCTGTGCCGGTACCGTAATGGCTACGGCTCTGCCGCTCGACGAGATTACCTGGTTGTAAATCTCGGAGCCGTCAAGCGTTACCTTCACGGTCTTGTCGCCGGTGCCGGAAGGCACGAGGCGAAGGTTGAGGGCGTTGCTTCCGTGGTTTGCGAATTCTTCCACATTCCACGTGAGGCTGTAGCTGGCTACCGTTACCGTCCATGTCATGGACTTTGTGCCGCCGTAGCTGTCCTCGATTACGAGTTTCACGCTGTTGGACGCGCCTGCGGTCAGGTAGGATCGGCAGTTGAAGGAGCCGTTTCCTTGCGCCATTGTCGCTACCGAGACCCTCGTACCGTTGACGTACCAGCTCGCTGAAAGGTTGCCGGTGCTTTCGCCTGTGTCCGCGTCCACGCTGGAGGCGCTGAACAGAATATCCATCGTTCCGGTGGCTTCCGTGATGGTGATTGTTCTCGACGCGAGGCGGTTGGTTATGGTGATAACCGAGCCGGACCCGCCGCCTCCGCCTCCGCCGCCGATGTATGCGGGGTCTACCACATCCTCGCCGTTCAGCGTGATGTGGAGGTATCCGGTCTCTTGGTCGTAGCTGACGCCGTCAAATCCGACGCCGGTGTCGATAGGAATGTCGACCACGCTGTCGTCCCAGAAGGTGATCGCGATTCCGGTTTCGGTCGCCACCACATCTTTGACGAGGTTGGGTTTCATCGCCTCGATGCCTGCTTCGGTTTGCAGTCCGCTATTGATGCCTTTTGCTTTGAGCGCCGCAATGACGGCGTCGAGGGATGCTCTGCGGAGCGATTCCTTTGGTACGCCGCCTACGGTTTCCTCCTGCGTCACGAGTATGCTGGCTGCGCTCTTGACGCTATCGGTTGTTTGTTTTTCGGTGATTTTGGTCGTTGCCATTTCTTCTCCTCCTTATCTAAATGCGATAAAACGGTAGGTCTCGCTGCTGGTGTTGGTTTTCACGCCGGTCGAGCTGTATTCGCTGCAGAAAAATCCGCCCGATGTAATCAAGAGCGCGGTGTGTGAATTGCTCCATGTGGTCTCGTGGGAGACCGCTGTGCAGCTCACAATTCTCACGCCTTTATTTCCGACGCAAAGTCCGCCATATACGATGTCCTTATCCGTCATCCTGCCTCTGCCGTCTACGACGATGAGGGCGCTCGGCGTGAAGCCCAGCGATATTGTTCTCTTGGTCGTTCCGTCTCCGGTGTAGGTGCCGAATACCGCCGTCCCCGATCCGATGACGGGGGCGAGGGATGCCGCGAGTGCTTCGAGGCTGCTCGCGCCGGTGCCGCCTCTTGAAACAGGAAGAACGCCGCCTGTGATATCGGTCGCGTTGTGTCTGTGCGAGGTTGCGGCTGCGCCGATTTTGCTCGGCGTGATTCCGTGCGGGTTGGACGCCTGCAGGTGGAGGATCAGGTTGTTGATCGCTCTCTTGACTTTGCCGAGAAACGTATCCATTTTCTCGCCGCTCTCCGGCTCTGCAAGGGAGGAGGCTATGGTGTATTCGATTGCCATGTCTTCCGGTGCTACGTTCTCCACGTTGCCCAGTCCGATCTGCTCTTTCGTGACGTTGTGGGGGTTTTCGTAGTCCTTCGCGTGGCTCTCGAATTGCTCCTTTGTGATGTAGATCGAGCCTTCACCGATTGTCGCGGTGACCTCTTGCGCGTCTCCTATCATTACGAGGACTGTCAGGGTGATGTGGATCGTCCTGCCGAGGTTGTTGGCTGGGATCGTCTCGTAATCGTCGCCGGTATAGCAGTATGCGTAGAGGACTTCGTTTCCGTCTTCGTCCTCGGCGAATACGCCGGTCTCCGACCAGTTGAACGTGGACGCCACGTCTGTGTTGTCGAACGCTCCGGTCAGGCTGACGTAGTTCGATCCTTTGGAGAAGCCGCTGATGTCAATCTCAATCAGCGGGTTGACGAGGTCTTCCAGCGTGTCCTGCGTCGCGGGCGGTGATGCGCTGCAGCTTATTGTGGTACTGCTCTGCGCCCACGTTGTGCCGTTGTACTCGAAAAGGACGCGGCTTTCGGTGTCAAACCACCAGTCGCCAGCTATCGGTGAAACCGGCGCGGATTGCGAGTAGGTGAAGGTCTTCTCTGTGTCTTCCACCCATCCGGTTGCCCAGATTTTCAGTTTGCTTTCCGTCGTGTCGTACCAGAGGTCGTCTTCGTTTGCTCTTACCGGTGCTGTGGCCGCGTAGGTGAACGTGTCCTCGTTATCCTTCTGGAAAAGCAGACCGTACTCTTTAAGCGCGTTGTTCGCGCTGTCGTACCACCAGTAGCCCGCCTGCGGATTTGCCGGTGCGCTGCTGCTGTATGTGAAGTTCTTCGAGCTGTCGGCGTTCCAGCCGTATCCGTAAACGTGGAGGCTGGTGTCAAACCACCAGTCGCCTATGGACGGATTTGTTGGTGCCGACCCGTAGGTGAAGGTGTGGGTTGTGTCGTCCTGCCACGCCAGCGCGTATTCCTTCAGCGTGGAGCTGCTGGTGTCGTACCACCAGTCCGCAAGTGTCGGGGACACCGGTGCTGTGGATCCGTAGGAGAACGGCTGCGCGTCTTCGTCCCAGCCGTCGGCATACGATTTCAGCGCAGAGTTTGCGGTATCGTACCACCAGTCGCCTGATGTGGGAGACGACGGCTCTGTTGATCCGTAAGTGAAGGGTTGCGCGTCGCTGTCCCATCCGTTTGCGTATTCCTTCAGGGCGCTGTTGGTGCTGTCATACCACCAGTCGCCGAGAGTGGGCGTGCCGGACGGCTCGCTCCCGCTGTATGTGATGGGCTGTGCGCTTGCTACCCAGTCGCTCTGGCTGTCGTCGTAAACCTTGAGCGCGGAGTTCTCTGTGTCGTACCAATAGTCACCGTCTGCCGGTGATTCTGGCGCTGACGCGGCGCAGGTGATGGTGACGTCGCTTTTCGCTCTCCATGCTGCGGCGTACTTTTTGAGGGCTTCTGCTGTGGTATCGTACCAGTAATCGCCCGCTGTCGGACTGTCCGGTGCGCTTCCGGCGCAGGTCAGCGTTATGTCGCTCTTTGCCCTCCATCCGATGCCGTATTTTTTGAGCTTCTCGGCTGTGGTGTCGTACCAGTAGTCTCCTGCGGTCGGACTGTCCGGTGCGCTTCCGGCGCAGGTCAACGTTACGCCCGTTTTTTCGCCCCATACGGCGACGTAAACCTTCAGCTTGCTGTTTGCCGTGTCGTACCAATAATCGCCCGCTGACGGCGAATTTGGGGCTACAGAGGCGGCTGTAATGTGTATGCTGCTGTCCGCGTTCCATTTGTTGCCGTAAACATAAAGCGTCGTATTTGCCGTGTCGTACCAATAATCGCCTACGCTGGGGGCGTTTGGTGCGGCAGAGGCGCAGGTGATGGTCGCGCTTGATGCCTTCCAGCCTTTGCTGTAGCAGTTGAGAATGCCGGTCTCGGTGTTGTACCACAGATCGTCTTCCGTTGGGTCGCTCGGCTCTGTGTCGCTGACGGTAATGTTGCGGAGGCTTTCGTCCCAGCGTTTGCTGTAACGATACAGCGTTAGGTTGCCGGTGTCGTACCAGTAGTCGCCGTCGTTCGGCTCCTCCGGCGCGGCACCGTTGCCTATTTTCAGTTTGGTGAAGTTCAGGGGGCTGCCGGATAGGGCTGAAATCAGCAGTCCTCTGCCTCCGTCAGTTAGTTTTGGAATTAAGCCCATGTGTTTGCTTCCTCCTTTCTATTTTTCGACGAAAACGTTACCGTTCTCGTCAGCCAGCGTATTGAGTAATTCGTCCACGAGCCAGATCGCATCGGTCACGCCGGTGTGGTCGTAGTCCGTGTATTCGATTGTCTTGACCTCGTACATTGCCGCTGCGAAGAAAAGGGTCAGCGTTCCTTTCCTCGGCAGGGCGATTGTGTACGAGAGGTGCGAGGGCTTTGCCGCGTCGATCTTGGAAACGAGCGCGGTGTAATCGACCGCGCTATCTCCTTCGTCGAGGCTAACCACGAAGCTGCACGATTCGTTCTGTTCCTCAATGCTTACGCCTCTGCCGGTGAGCGTTTCGAGTATGTCTTCGAGTGCTGCAGGCGATAGTGGTCTCCTGCTGCCTCGCTTTGCCATGACAGCGGCGCGGCGTTCTTCGAGGTCTTTGGTTTCGTCCACTTCGATCCCGTAGCGTTCCTCCCAGTAGCGCATTCCCCACGTGCATCTTTCGAGGTAGGTCTGGTCGCGCAGGCTCTCCACGAGCGCCCGCGCTTCGTCCATCTCAAGCCCCATAACCTGAAAGAGCCACTTTCCGACGTATGACTTGTCGTAAATCGGGGACACGCGGCTGATCATCTGCTTGGCGGTCTCGCTGGTCGGAAATTCTTCAATATTGAATTTGTCGTCTGCCATGCGCTACACCTCCGCGTCCGTGGTGAATGTGCCGAGTTCCGGGTATTCGTCTTGGCTCACGGTGATGTTTGCTGTCTCTCCGTTCAGGGTCAGGGTGCCGTAGTCGCTCACGCCGTCAGTCGCCATGATAATGGATCCGACTTTGTTTCGCTTGATCTCCTCGATGCCGCTTTTGAAGTAGGCGTCGAGGTTTTTCTTGATGTCGTTGACCACTGTCGTGTAGTCTGCTCCTGTGTCGAGTGTAAGGTTGCAGGCGACGTTTATCGGTTTGGGCGTCGGTGCTGTAACGGTGACGGTCGCCCCGATTGGCGCGAGGCGTTTGTCTCTGTTGTTCGGCGATATGATGTGGTTGACCACTCCCTCGATGATGGTGCTGTTCGCTGGCTGTCCGTTACGGTCGAGGACGATAATCTTGACCGTTCCGGCGCCGTTCCATTCGGGGATGACGACGACGTCGCCGACTTCGTCGACTTCTTTTGCCCATCTCTTGTAGTCCGCGTCGCTGCCCGCAAAGGAAACGTCGGCACTTTCGCAGTATTCCCTTATGCGCTCGCGCAGTTCGTCGTCGCTTTCCTCGGCGGCTCCGCCTGTCGTTTTGGCGTTGTTGGTGATGCTGTTAATGCCAGCGATGGGCTGCACCATAATGACGATAGTTCCTGCGGCGACATTTCCGATTGTTCCGGCTTCCTGTGCTTGCACTTCTACGGTCGCGTTTCCGTCAAGCCCTATCTTCGTTTCCTCCTCGGTCTCAAAGATAATAGCCGCCTGATCTCCGTTCGCCGGTACCGCAAACATAAAGCCTGCCGGTATGATCGTTCCGGGCGATCCGACGATGGAAAGTTCGCCCGCCGCTGGTACGGCGCTTCTGCGCGTCAGTCCGTATCCTTTGGCGTGGTAGTCGAGGTAAATGCCATAGGCGAACATATAGTGCATCAGCTTTACGGCTTCCATCATCTCGAATTCGAGAAGTTCCGCTTTTTCGAGGGCGGTCGGTTTCGTGAAATCCCACGGGAAGCCGCCCTCTGTGTCGTCGATGTCGTCGGGGAGGTTATTCATCATGCGCTGGTGGATTGTTTCTGCGTCCTGCCCGTCAAGCCACGCAGGTGCTACAAACGAGTTACTTTCTGCCATGTGTTTCGCCTCCTTATGTGCTTTGATATAAGACGCTGGCGGTCGTTTCCTCCCACTCCTTGCCTTTGACCGTGAATGTCATCCGCAGGTCGTCGCCTTGCCACGAAAATTCAAAGTCTCGGACGTACTCGGTGTGGGTGTTGACCATGAGCGCCTCTGTGATGGTTTTTTCGAGCGCCGATTCCACGGCGGCTCTGTCGCCTTCGGCGAGTGCGGCTTCTCCCTCGATCCCGATGTCGGTCGAGTACGCGAGAAAAGCGTCGCGCTCGGTCATTACGACCTTGCGGCACCATTGAATGAAGGCTTCCTTGCCGGTGGCTACGGTCATTCGGTAGGCTCCATCGCGCCTGAAATCTCCCGCCTCAAAGTCAAAGAAAACGCTCGGCTTGTATGTCCTGTTTTGGTTTTGCGCCGGTGTTTCGAGTTCTGGGACGTCAAAAACGGGAAAAAGGGTATTTTCTGCCATTGTTTTGAGCCTCCTATCCTATTGCCGTTGCCGGTAGAATAATATCCAGCACTATGGCGTCGTGCTGTACCCACGCCACGAGAACGCGGTCGCCTGGCTTCAGCCAGCGCATCTTTTCGGGAATGAGGACGCTGTGCGAATGTCCGCCTGCGCTCCCGTGTCCGTGCGCTCCGCCGCTGTGGGAGTGTGATCCGGTACCGCTGGTATGTCCGCCGTGCGTTCCGCTGTCGTGGCTGTGAGAGCCGTCCTCTGCGGTATGCTCGTGCGCTCCGTTGGTCGTTGTCGACGTCAGGGTGCTGCCGGTGTTGCCCAGCGTGAGTTGGCGCAGCACGAGGTAGTCTGCCTTTGGTATCGGTATCGGGTAGGTGTTTGTCAGGAGGCTGTAGTCGCTTTGAATGACGCCGAAATCGAGCAGCAGGTCGGAGTATGCCTCCCTGTGCTGTTCGTTGCGTTCGTGTAGCACCCTTGCGAGGTGGTTTAGTCCTTCGTCTGCCATTTCTTTGCCTCCTTTCAACTTACTGTGTTTTCATCGACCCATCCGTAAACGTTCGAGCTGCCGCCGACGCCTGATTTGTAAGCGCCGCCGATCAGCGCGTATTTGTGTTTGCCTTTCGGGTTGATGTTCTGGATCCACGCGGGTCCGCCTGTTCGCAGTCCGCCTCTGGAGTTCGCATCCATCGACGTGTAGTAGTGGTAGCCTCCGGCGAACGTGCAGATGTCGCCGACCTTGTACTCCTTCTTTGCCGGAGCCGTCGACGATACCGGCTCATCCTTGACTGCTGTCGGGTCGTATTTCTCGATGCCCATTGACATCGACCGGCTGCTCGCGTCGTGCTGGATTGATTTCACCAGCGCGTAGCCGGAATAAACACGCGAGGTCAGTTTGATTTTGTCGCCCTTCCGAATGAACGGAATGTCCGGCGCTTTCAGGTTGAGGGTTTCCTCCGGTTTTCCTTCGTCTTCGAGGATGTCCTTTGCGGCGGCGGTTGCGGTCGCCAGCGTGTCATCATCGTCTCGGATGTAGATGCGCTGTCGCTTGCCGTATTCCGTCTTGCCGTTTATAACCGCCTCGACCTTCTGCCGTCCGTCGTCGTCTTCAGTTGCCACGACCTTGACCACCGTCACCATGTCGCCGGTGCTGATCTTGTATTTGGTCAGCTCGACGTTTTTCTCCTCCTCGAAGCAGTAGACGGTGGTGTTGTTCGCTTTCGGAATGACGGAGACCTTGCCTTTGTGCGCCCGGACGATGCACTCCCTCGCGCCGTGCTTGTATGCCGTTCCCAGCAGTTCGAGAATGATGTCCGAGAGGTATTCGTTCTTGAACGTGGTCTTTGCGTTGGAGTTCGTCGGTCCCTCGTATTTCTCGACCGGTATTCCCCAGTCGCTGAAAATGGAGGTTATTGCGGTCTTGGTGGAAACGCCCGCGCTTATGTATCGGTTATCCTGCGACGCCTGCAGGTCGTATAAGTCGTCGTAACCGCCCAGCTCTATGGAGTCCGTGCTTCCGCTGCGTGTTGGCGCCCAGTCCATAATCTTGCCCCGCGCCACTTCTTCTTTGGCGCTGCCGGTCTCTGCCGTGATGATGATCTGGCAGTTCGGCTTTGCGAGGCTCGATATGCGTTTGCCGTTGTGGAGGATGTTGGCGAGTGTGAGGGAGACCCGCATGGCGAGTTCTCCCTCGTTTTCCTCCCAGCCCACATTTTGGGACACGTCCGTTATGTTGAGCTGCTCGCCGTTCTCTCGGAGGAGGTAGATTTTGTATGTGATTTTGCTGATGTCTACCATTCGGCTCCCTCCTTAATACGGGATGACGTAAACCTGCCCCGCGTAGATGAGATTCGGGTTGTTCCCGATCACCTTCTTGTTCAGGTTGTAAATCTCCTGCCAGCGTGAGCCGTTTCCGAGCAGTTTCTTGGCGATGTTCCAGAGGCAGTCGCCTTTTTTGACCGTGTAGGTCTTTGTCTGCTCCGACTTCGTGCTGGTGTCCGTAGTTTTGCTTGCTGGCCGCGAGCCGCTTGATATGTTGTTGCTGGTCTTCGCGCTCTGGGTCTGGTTTGCGACGGTCACCGTGTCCACCTTCACGTCCTTCGCTTCGATGAACGTGATCGTGTATTCGGCGTCGCCTCCTCCGCCCGTCCACGTGTAGTCGAAGGCGGAGAGGTAGACCTCGCTGTTCAGGTCGGTCTCGGTCAGCATTAGAACGAGCCGCGTTCCGTTTTTACGCCACTTTTCGATGCAGTTGATCATCTCTTTTGGCGTGTGGTATAGGTGCTTCTTGATGAACGGCATATTTCTCATCGCCTTTCCGGGGAACGTTCCGCTCCACGAAAATTGGCGGAGTTTCTGGCCGCCTGGTATTTTGACTTCGCCTACGCTGATGAAATTGTAGCTGATAAAGTTGCTGGTCGATTTCGCCTTCACTTTATCAGGGAGCAGGCACCACGAAAGTCTCCAGCCTGTGTCTTTTTCTGTCAGGTATAAGTCCATGTGTTACGCCACTCCTTTCACCGGCATATTTGCGAAGACGCGGGCGAGCCGTTCTGCCAGTTCGTCTCCGATGTCGTCCACCATCTCGCGGATGTGTGCCTTGATGAGCGCCACGAGTTGCTCTCCGTCAAAGCCTGCATCTTTCGCTTGGATGACAAATTCGGGGTTTACTTCGACCTTGATCTCGACGTTGTTTCCTCCGCCTGCGGTCGCGGTCGCTGTGCTTACGTCTGCTGTGTTGCCGACGATACCGCCGTCTTCGTATGGCTGTACGCCCATGAGCTGTCCGGCGTTCATCCAGAGGTCAAGTCCTCGCGCCCTCTTGCTGGGCGACAGGGGGATGATGGCTTCTGCGCCGTCTTCTGCGACCATCGCCATGTGGGGGCTGTTCATAATGCCGCCCCATGCGTGTTTTCCGCTGCTCTTGGCGTCGTTATAGCCAGCACCGAAGAAACTTTTTACTTTTTCCCAGACGCTTCCGAACCAGTCGGCGATGCTGGAAAACCAGCCGCTTATCACTCCCCATATCTTGTTTGCGAAGTTCGGGATCGCCTCCGTGAAGAATTTTGCCACGGCGTCCCATACCTGCGAGAAGAAGTTCGGGATCGTCTCTGTAAAAAACGGCACGATGTTGTTGTTCCAGATGTTGCTCACCCAGTTCGGCAGCGTCTCCGTGAAAAATGTCACGATCCCGTTCCAGAGGTTGTCAAAAAATTGAGGTATGCTCTCGGTGAAAAACGGGACGATGTGATTGTTCCACGTGTCGGATGCCCATGTGGGGAGCGTGTCTGTGAAGAACGTCACGATGCTGCTCCACAGGTTGCTGAAAAAGTTCGGGATGTCTTCTGTGAAGAATGGCACGATGTGGTTATTCCAAACGTCCGACGCCCACGTTGGCAGGGTGTCGGTGAAAAACGTCGAGATCGCCTCCCAGATGCCGCTGAAAAATTCGGGGATCGTTTCCGTAAAGAAGGGGACGATATGGTCGTTCCAGATTCCGCTTGCCCATGTCGGGAGGGTATCCGTGAAGAAGGTCGCTATTCCGTCCCACAGGTCTCCGAAAAATTCAGGGATTGTCTCGGTGAAGAAAATCTCTATTTTACCGCAGGCGTAACCGATGGCGTATGGGACGTCCTCGGTGAAGAAGTTCCCGATGCCTTCCCACATTTCGTCCCACTTTTCGGGGATCGTTTCGGTGAAAAAGGTCGAGACCTTTTCTTTCAAATTGCCCCACCATTGCGGTATGCTGTTGGTGAAGAAGTTTGAAATGCCGCCCCACATCTTGTTCCAGCCGTTCGGTATTGTCTTCGTGAAGAAGTCGCCGAGCGTGTCTGTGAAGAAGTGGCTCACGGCGTCCCATGCGTTGGAAAGCCAGCCGCCTTCGTCTGTGCCGTCGCTGATCGCTTTACCAGCCGAGTCTCCTCCCAGAAGCGCGGCGATTCCGCCGACACCCAGTCCTATCAAAGCACCGGCGCCAGCGCCTATGGGTCCGCCTGCTGCTCCGATTGCCGCGCCCGCAAGAGCGCCGCCTCCAGCTCCCAGACCGGCGATGCCGACCTTTGTGCCTGCGGTCACATATTCGTCCTTTGCTGCTTTGCTGTCACCCGCTTTATCCGCCTTTGAGCCTTGATAGACGTCAATGCCGGAGGATATAAGCGTCAGGACGCCTGCGATGATGCCGCCGATTGCTCCGGCGCCGATTCCAGCCATTCCAGCGGCTGACGACGCCGATCCGCCGACTGCGCTGCCGACGCTTCCGAGCGCTCCTCCCAGTCCGCCTTCTACGGCGACGAGCGTTCCGTCTGCTCCGATAACGGACGACGTGCTTCCGAGTTGCAGAAGGCTCGACAGCCAGCTTCCTGCTGATGTCAGCCCTCCGGCTGCTGCGGCTCCGCCCGCTGCCGCCTCTCCGGTCAGGAGTGGTGTGCTTGAGCCGCTTCCGAGCAGAAGCTGTCCGGCGCCAGATAGGAGCTTTCCTCCGACCGCCGCTCCTCCGAGTGTCGGCAGGAGGTTTTTCAAGGCGGTACCTATTCCGCTGCCTCCGCTTCCGCTGCTCATGTTGTTTACCGCTTTGCCGTAAACATTCACGATGTTGCCGTTGACGGTGGCTGTGGTGCAGGTGGTCGTGAAGTCTCCGAGACCTCCGCTTCCGCTGTTGCCGCTGCTGTTCTTGTTCTTGAATAGGGTCGTGAGGTCGTTGATCTTGCCAGCGATGCCGGTTATAAGGTTGAAGCCTACGACCGCGCCGATGGCGATCACGATCTCTTTGTTGTTTTCTGCCCATTCTTTTAGGGCTTCGGTGATTTTCTCGGTGTCAAAGCCTTTTTTGAAGCCCTCGATGAAGGCTCCGCCGACGCTGGTGCCGTCCTCTATGGTCTGGCTGATGTCAATTCCGAGGAGGGCGAGCAGTCCTGTGGTCAGTCCTGTTCCGATTGCTTCGCCGATGTGTCCGGCTTTGTCTGCAAACCACGCCCTGCCGGTGCTTTCCCACCATTCGCTGAAAGGCTCCGCGATGATCTTGTTCCACGCGATTTTCACCTTGCCGAAGAAGTCCGCGTTTTTGAATTCGTCGCTGTCGAGTACCTGGCTCACGCGGTCGGCGAATTTCTCCACGTTCTCTATGGCGCTGTCGATCCACGCTTCGAGGGACGGCATGATGTCCTCAAGCCACGAGCCTGCTTTGTCGGCTGCTCGTTCCACAAGTTTGGAAATCGCGGGCATTTTGGTGTTCAGCATTTTGAAGAAGGACGTCACGCCGGGGGTCAGTTTGTTGCCGATCATCTCGGAAATGTCGCCCCACGAGTTTTTGAGGCGGGCGAGCTGTCCGGTCGGGGTGTTGCTCATGGCTTCCGCCATTCCGTCCCAGTTGTCCTTGATGATCTGCTCGATGACCGCCACCTTCTCCATGTCGGTGCCTGTTTCGAGGATTTTCTTTTGTGCATCGGTGACCTCGAAGCCCTTCTTCGTCATTGCGTCGTAGGCGCCGGTGGTCATCTTTGCGAGGTTGGTGGTGTAGTCCACGATTTGCTCTGTGGTAAGCTCTACGCCGCCTGACATACCGGCTGCGTAATCTGCTACCGTGTCCATCATGCGGATGATGGCGTCGGTGTCGCTGAAGTACGTCGCCAGTTCTGCCGCCGCTCCGGTGAATGCGTCATCGGAGTACATGGTGGTGTTTTGGATGGCGGTCGCTTTGTTGAGGATTCGCTGAATTCCTGTTTCGTCGATCCCCATGTTCTTCGCGGACACTCGGAGCTGTGTGGTCATTCGTGCGGCTTCTGCCGAAGCGTCCAGCGCGTTCTTGACCGTCAGCCCTCCGAGAATTGTTGAAACGGCGCTTGAAACGCCGAGAAGTTTACCGAGGACGGAAATCATCGACTTTACCGGCGCGGTCACTTTGTCGATTGCGCTGACGGTGAAGCTCCACGCCTTGCCTGCCACGCCTTTGACGGCTCCGCCGATCTTGCTGATGACGCCTGTCACCTTGTCGACGGCTTCGATGGCGACCTTCCACTTGGTCTTGTTCATTTCGTCAAGGCGTTTTTTGGTCTTCTCGTTCTGCTTATCGAAAGCGGTCATTTTGCTCTTTGCCGAGCTGACGCCGGGGTCGGTGTTATCCTTGACAGTTATGGGAATTTCAATCCTGAAGGTTTCCGCTGCCATGTATTATCATTCCTCCTTCCTTCCTCGTATTTCGTTTTCCTCCTCCACTCGCAGGAGGGTGGAGGCAAACATAAAGGCTCGAACGCCGGGAGGCTTTGCCATGACCTCATCTGGTGGTATTCCTTGTCGCTGGAATATCTGGTGCAGGATCGTGGCTTTGCCTCCGGCTTTTATTAGTTTTTTGCCACTTCCTCAAGCGTGGAGCTGTAACCGCTGATTTCGTCCAGCTTGTTCAGGACTGCGTCCTTCTCGCCGGGCTTCAGCACCTTGCCGATGAGTTCATAGCCGGTCATGACGTCGAGCTTCTTCCATGCTTCCTTGTTGTTCCAGATTTTTTCTCTGTCTTCGTCGGTGGTCGCCTGGTAGATCAGGTCGCTGCGGTATGCGGCGGTGTCCGTGTCTTCCGGTACCTTGATGCCGACCTGCTTGTTGCGGACGTACTTGGTGTGCTTTTCGCGGCACTTGACGTATTCGTCTTCAGAAAGCGGGCGGATGTGGAATTTCAGGAGAACGGTGCCGTTGCGGACGATTTCAATGGGGACGATTTCGTCCTCGTCGTTCTTGAAGTTCGCCGCTGCGAGCAGTCCGCCCAGTATGTCGTTCTCGTAGGTACGCATAGTGTTCTGCGTGGTTTCTTCGTCCATCTCGATTTCTTCGATGGTGGTTTTCTTGGTTTCAGCCATTTCGGTCTGCCTCCTTATTTTGATTTTTTAGTTAAAAAAAGCCGGAGCGATCCGAAAACCGCCCCGGCTGTGGGGCTGTGCTTCCAGATCAGGCGGTGAGAAGTTTCTGGAGGGCGGGCGGCTCGTTTACGGTGAAGCTCCACGCTCTCTTGATAAGGTCTCCCACGGTGAGATTCTGAAGGTCGATTGTGCCGGTCGGGATGCACGAGCGGTAGTTCATGCGTTGCTCGCTGCCATTCCTGCCCTTAACAAGCCCCTGAAAATTCCAGCACGGCATTTCGCCTTTCGCGAGCGCCGAGACGAATTCCTGAATGAATGCGTCGTCCTCGATCACGACCTGCGAGAACGTGAGGGTCACAGCGTAGGACTGCGCTGCCTCGTGTTCCTGCATATCGCCGAGCGGCTGATATTTCGCGTTGGTTACGTTTACCTGTGCCTGAAAGCTCTCCACGGTCGCCAGCATCGTGCCTGCGTCGTTGTAGAGAGCGCCGTCTTTGCCCGTCAGGACTTTTCTGCTGTCGACGGGTCCTCTGGTGTTAAGCATTTATTTTTCCTCCCTTCTTATTCTTCCGGTGCGAAGCGGAAGCGGTAGGTCAGGTAGAATTTCTCGATGCTGTCGAGATCGTCTGCCGCAATGACAAACCACGCGCTGTCGCCCTTTGCCGGATTTGCGTCGTCTTCGGTCATCGTACCGGCGCTGATTTTCTTTTCAGCGACCATAGTGTCAAGGATGCCCTGTCCGGCTGCGACGATTGCGGCTCTGCCATCGGTGTCGTTGTTGACTTTGCCGACGAGTGCTTCTACCGTGTCGCCGATTCTCTGCATCATCTCGAAGCGGGTCTTCACGCGGCGGATTTTCTTCCAGCCCGCGTCTTCGTCTCCGCTGGGGGTGATGAGAGTGTTGATGCCCTGCTCGATCCATACCTGACCGTTGCTATTGGCGGTCAAAACGAGGCAGCCGCTCTGGAGCGCAGCCTCGATCTGGGTGTTGGTGAGCGGCTCGGAAAGAGAAGCATATCCACTTACGACGTAGTGGGTTACGCTCTGGTTTGCGGGAACAGCCGCGATGATGCCGCCGATTCTGGCCGCGTTCATAAAGCCTTCGATGGTGTTGCCCTCGTTGTCTACGCCGCCGTTAAGCACGTAGATGATTTTGGCATTGTTGAACGCTGCCGCCTGCGCCATTCTCACGGACAGCGTGTTGCTGACCGATTTCGGAACGGAGAGGACGGTCATCGGGTAAAGCCCCGCCGCATAAATGCGGTTGATGAATGCTTCGACTACCGCGTGTACGGCTGTCGCGTCGCTGTCTACGCAGATGACGTTGAAAGCGTAAGGCTCCAGCTCCACGAGGGCGGTGGAGTACGCTTCGGTGTTGACGGTCGGGTCTGTGCCTGCCGTGAACGCGCCCTGCGCTACGGTCTTGAGGGTGCCGTTGCCGTCAGCCACTTTCGTCGCGGTGAAGTTCTCGCTGTCTGCGAAAGCTGCGACGAGGGCAGCGGCTTCTCCGCCAGACGCCGCTTTGTCGAAGGTTACCTTCTCGAATTCGGACGTGCCGTCAAAGATGATGCACTCTCTCTTGTTGGTGTTCACGAGACTGTCGCGGATGGTTACCGTGAAGGCTCTCGTTCCCACGTATTTCGCCGTAATGGTTACGGCGTCGACTGCTTCTGTCGCGCTGTCAGTAAGCGTGACGGACGCTGCGGTGCCGCCCGTGCCTACGCGCACGAAGTAGCCCTTCGTGGCGCCGCCAGAGAACATGGTGTCGATCATGCCCTGCGTCTTGCCTGCACCGGCGCCGAAAATCTTCTTGACGCTGGTGCTGGGGTCAAATTCGACCACCTTGTTGAGCGGACCCCAGTTTGCTTGGATTACACCGGCGATGATCCCGTTTCTCGCTCCGGCAGCGACGATGCCGCCGCCGTTCTCGATGCGGTGATACTCACCGGGGCGAATTTTGGTTTCGCCTACAGTAAAAGTTCCCATAGGTTAGTTGACCTCCTTTTTGCGGAATTGTTCGATGATTTTTTCTGCTGCGCTTTTCGTGGTCTTGGTTACGCCTGCCACTCGTAGCGCGGCGGTCACGATGTCAGGCGATGCGCCGAACACGGAGACTGCGTTTGCCGCGAATTCCTCCACGGTGTATTCAGGCTCCTGCGGTGCTTCCTGCACCACTTCGGCTGTCTTTCTGGTATTCGCCATAGTTAGTCGCCTCCTGTGTTTTTATGCTCCCTGTTCGCGTGGAGCAGGGGGTGTGAATAGGGCGCTCTCCTCAAAATGCCGAAACGTGCAAAAATACGGAGTTGCCCTGTTGAAAGTGCATCAAGAGTATTGTCGGCTTTGAGGCTCTGCAGGAACATCGGGGACGTGTCCAGCATGATGACCTCTCCGGCGAGTGCCAGCGCGTCCACGAGGTATTTCAGCCACGTGGTTTCTTCGCCGCCTGCGAAAATGTGACAGGCGATGGTTGCGTCCATCCACGCCACGGTGTTCGTTTCTCTTTGCGTCTGGATCGTCTCCAGCCGGAAATAAAACGCCGGTGTCTCCTGCGACGGTGTGAATATCCGCGCTGTTGGTTTCTTGCCTCCGATGATCTCCGCCTCCGGTAGCAGTTCCTCGATGTAGTGATTCATCGCAAGAACGGGGTCGGGGTCGGTTGTGATCTGGGAGGGGAAGGCGTAAACGTCAAACGTGAGGGTGATTCCGACGACGATGCCGTCCGATCCGTCCCGCGTTTGGTCGAATACGTCACTCCTTGCCCACGCCATGCTGTATGGCGGTGCGCCGTCCGGTGTGATGAAGATGCCGCAGAGGAGCTGTCGCACGGTCGGCTCCAGTTCCTCTGGCGGCGTTCCGTCTTCGGTACTCATGATGTTGAGAGTAAGGACGCCGCTGGTTTTGCGTTCTGGGTTGCTGACGTAGTCCACGATGTAGTCGATTCGCGGGTACTGCTTCTTCTGTCCCCAGCCAGTCGCCGTGTCGTCCGGCGCCGTCTGGAAGAAAACAGCGGGCTTTTTGCCGTACTTCGCCAGTTGGCTTCCCAGCGTCGTGTCTGTGGTCAGTCGGCTGTAGATGATGTCTTCAAGGGTCATGCTTCATCGCCTTCTTCCTGCTGTTCGGGATCCGGCTCTGGGTCGTATTCCGTCTCGGTCAGGTCTTTGCTCCATGAAAGCGTCCACAGCCCTTCCTTGATTTCGTCGGCGGTAATGGTGAAGTAATTCGTCACGTTTCCGCCGTCGCCTATGTAAAGGACGCGGATTTCGTCTGGGCTTACCCTTGCGACGATTCCGTTGTGCGCTTTTTTCCATGCGGCGTATTTGGCGCGGATGAAGTCTCCCTTTTCGATCTTCGTTGTGTCGATTGCCGTGATGCTGCTGGTGGTCAGTATTGACATTGGCGTTCCTCCTCTCATTTAGATTTCAGTTCCGAGAAAATCTGCACGACCTTCGGTCTTGCCGTTTCGACGATTTTCTCCTTGTATGGTCTGGGTGCAATTTTGCCGCCTGGCGTTCCTTCATCGAGCAGCTTGGCGTATGGGACGTCTGTATAAATCCCCGCCGTGTACTCTCCGGTCTTCATGCCTACGGCGCTGATGCCCCACGACATACGGAGCATTCCCGTTCTAACCGCTGGCGGCTCTCCGGGTGCTGATGCCGTGTAGGTTGCTCTTGTGCCGGGCTTTCGGTAGGTGCGTCCGCTCCTTTGCCCGCGCAGGACATTGAGGGCGGCGTTTCGCAGTTCGTTGGCTGCCCGCACAGCGCATGATTTCGCTTTTGTGTTGGTCTCCTTTACGGTCTGCTGAATGCGCCGCTGCACGTCCGCCTCGATGTTATTCCAGTTGATTTCCATCGTGTGCATCGCTCCTTTCCTCGCAGTAGTAAAGCGTCCAGATGTTTTGTTCTCCTGGGTTATCCACGCCCTGCACATAAAATGCGCGGTGTCCCATGATGAGGCGGTCTCCGGCTTTCGCCTTCGGCGCTCCTTCGTGGCTTATAACGTGGGTGATCGGGTGTTCCATCTGGTGGTACTTTAGCTGTTGCTCCGGTGTCGCTCCGCACAGGGTGGCGTGGATGTCTATCGGCGGGTTGCTCGCGTAGTCCTCCTTGACGCGCCCTCTGCTGGTGGTGGCGTCGCCTTTTACCTCGACCGTGAAATCTTTCCAGAGACCTTCTGGTCTGTGGTATCCCGGTCTATGGTACAAGGTGTCCGCCTCCTTTCAGTTCCGTTCCTCCTGCGTTGGGGTTGTTGTGGATCCCTTCGTAGAAGTAATGGTCGCCGTTTATGGCTGCAGCGTTCGCGCTCGGAACGGTGCAGCCTGCGATCTCGGCTTTGAGTTGGTCGTACATCGCTTTCCAGTCCTCGTAGCGTTGCCGCAAGGATAGGCTCATGGGTCCGACCTTCTCGTCTACCTCGTATGAAAAACGGCGCATGATGCTCTCAACGAGCGCCAGCTTCGCCTTGCGCCATTTGTTGGGGTAAGCATTCAGCACAGCCTCGTACTCCTCGTCGGAGAGCGCGGCTGCCTGACCTTCTCCGCCGACCTCGGTGTCGCCGAGTTCAAAGCGCATTCTGTCTTTTCCGCGCTCCCCGATTTTGGTGGGGTCGTAGGAGTATGTGCCTCGTGCCATTACTCCTCACCGCCCTCGTCTTCGGGCTGAAGTTCTTCGACCCGTTTCCTGATCGCCTTCTTGACGTTCTGCGCTTTCGTGCAGGCGTCAATGATGATCAGCGCGTCTTCGGAGGTGATCTCCGCTACCGCTGCCAGCAGGTCGTCGGTCTTCATCTGCAGGACTTCGACGGCTTTCACGATGTCCTCACGGCTCGCAGGAAGCCCCAGAACGCCGTTTTCGGTCTGGATGGGTAATTCTATCCCCTCGACCTCTTTCGTCGTTTTCTGGGCTAATTCTGCGCGAACAGCGGGGGCTTCGTCCGCTTTGGCGATAGTTCCGTTCCGTAACAGGGCAGGAACGCGGGAAGGGAGAACGGCTTCAGCCGGAATAATGGATCCCGCCGTGTAGCCGATTCCGTTGAACACGGTGTTCTTCAGTGCAATGTAGCCGTTCATCTGTTCTCCCTCCTTATACGCAAGTCTTGAAGTAGATCGCGAGGTCGTCGCTGGTCTTCTTCATGTCGCTGGACATGAGACCTTCGATGAATTCGCTGTGGGTACCCTTTTCGCCTTCGTACTGGTCGAATGCGACGTGCTGACCGTTGCCGAGCATATCCCATGTGAAGATGTAGCCAGCGGACGGCTCGTCAATGGCGGGGGCGTCGGTGGTGTAGCAAAGGAGGGCGCCTTTGGTGTCGCAGATGAATTCCATGTCTTCCGCCTGACCGAGACCGGCTGCGTTGTAGGTGCTTTCAAGCACTACGACTTCGTCCAAACCGAAAAGCTGCGCCAGCACGTTGGTGTTGACGATAGCGGGGTTGGCGGTGCTGCCCATGTACTTCACGCGCTCGATGATGTCGCCGTGGTTGCGGAGGGCGTTGTACGCCTCAATGCCGAGGGCGAGTTTGTTCGGGGTGCGACGACCGGACAGTTTGATGTCCTTCTTCCTCTCGTCGAAGAAGTGAACGGGGTCGAAGTTCGCATCGCTGAATTTCAGGAATTGCTTCGTGCTGGGGCTGGAAGCGACGCCTTCCCACTCGTTAGTCCACACGCCAGCCTTGAAGAAGTTCTTCGCAAAGAGGACGTCCTGATGGAGGAGCATCTGCTCGGAAGCGAAGCGCACTTTTGCTCTGCGGGGATCCGCTACGCCGGGGGCGTGGGAACGCTGGAAGTCGAGAGTGCCGATCTGGTCGATGCCGACGATGATCTGGTCGACTTCGCACTTGTAGGTGTCGTCGGTCTGTCCCATAACAGCGGGCTGTACCTTGCCGAACGCGGGCTTGCGGCTCACGTTGTCGCGAGCGAGGTCAGCCTTGCTGAATTTGTAGTAGTAGCTCGCGGACTGCGCTACCGGGCAGATCGGGAAGATTTTCGTTGCTACGAAATCCGCGGGGTTGGCGAAAAACGCCATTGACAGGTTGGTGAGGTAGTTGTTCGGCTTCCACCCTTTGGCGATGGCTGCCTGAATAGCTCCGTTATTCTTGGTGTTCATTCGTTATTCCTCCTTATTCGGTCGCGTCGGCAGCGCATTTCCACTTGGACGATGCGTTGTCGTACTTGAGAATTTTGCCGTCTGCGATGTCCGTCAAGTCGACGTCAGCGATGTCGGACATGGAAACGGTCGGGCTGTCGTTGCTGGGCTTCATGCCCTTGCTGATCTGCACCGGGATGACCTCACCGGCAGCGGTCGCTGCTTTGAGGGCATAGCCGATGATGAATTTGCCAGCGGTGGCGGTCTTCGCCTTGCCGTTGGCGTCGGTCATGACTTCCGCGCCTGCGGCAATGGAGCCGGACGCGACCATGAGACCGATGTCCTTAATCTGGACGGTGATGTCATCGCCAGCGGCTTTGTTGCCTTCCTCTGCGGGAATAAGACCGAGAGCGACTTCGCCTTCGGTGCTGCAGATGGCGATTTTGCCGTAGCTGTCAAACTTTACGGCATAGAACGATTTGTCGGTCAAAGCTGCGGCGCTTTCGCCCACGATGACCGGGCTGTCGTTGATGGTAGTTCCGTAGTAATTCATGATTTATCCTCCTTATCTGTTCTGCTCGTATTCTGCTACGAGGTCAGGATGCTGTTCGCAGGCTTTTTCGATAGCCTGTGCGCGGGTCATGGTAGGCGCCGCCTTCATGATGTCGTCCGCGTGCTTCTCGATTTGATCCCATGCGTCGGGCTGACCGCTTCTGGACTTGCCGATCTCGTTGAACGCGCCGGACTTCTCCACGGAAGCGAGAGAAGCGTCAAGAACGCCGATCATATCGTCGTAAGCGGTGCCGCCAGCGGCTTTGAGCGTTTTGAGGGTTTTTGCGAGTTCCTCCGGCTTCTTGCCGAGGATTTCGTATTTCTTCGCCACTTCGGTGAGTTCGCGCTCCTCTGCGGCGTCCGCTCTCTTGCGGAGTTCCTTCAGCTCTGCGGCTACGGCGGGGTGCAAGCCCTTATAAATGTCTTCGCCGCCTTCGTCATCGGAAGCGGCGGGGGCAGCCTTTTCGGTGGGCTGGGTGTCGTCTTTCTTCTCGGTACCCTTGTTCACGTCATCGGCTGCGGGGGTGTCGTCTTCCTGAACGCCCGCCTTCTTCTCGATTGCTTCGAGCTGGGCGAGTTCTTCAGGGGTGAGTTTGCTCTTGTCGATTTTCATGTCTTTATCGACTCCTTTCGTTGAATTTTTTGTTTTGTTGGTTTCTTCGCCGGTGTCTCCTCCGGCAGGGGTATTGTCAGGGGCGGCTGGCTGCTTTTCTTCCGCAGTTGGGTCGCCCGCAGGGGTTTCCGCACTTTCGTCTTCGGTAAAGCCGAGGGCTTTTCCGATGGCAAGCAGTACGCGCTTCATGACACTCGCTTCCTTCTCGGTTACGGTGATCGCCGCCTGTTCCGACTTCTCGGTCTTTTTCTCCTCCGGCTTGCTCTTGAAGAGAAGAACGTCGGCGCGTTTGTTGTCGCCTTCCGGTACGAATGCCACCTTTGTGATTTCCAAATTTTCGAGCCTCTGCATCGCGTTTTACCTCCTTTCTGCGGAATTTTTTATAAACAAAGGCGGGGGAGTTCACCTTGTTTAACGGGGTTATAGTTCCACGCGGCTGGCGGTGCCTTCGATGGAGAACATGGTGTAGGTGCCGTCTTTGATTTTCTTCCAGACGTCTGTATCTGTAACCTCAAAGCCGACCCACCAGCCCTCCGGCATCACTCCGGCAGGAATTCCGAGGGCTTCTGCCTTCTCTTTGGTGAATACCATACTTTCGATAACGACGCCGATGCCGCCGCGCTCGTGGTTGTCGCTGCCCTCGCGGTACAGCTTCACGAAGCGGTAGGCTGCCTTTTCGATTTCCGAAACGTCCACGACGTCGCCGCTGTGGTCTACCAGTTGCTCGCCGTTCTTGGTTTTGCATTGGTAAGCCCAGCCGAAGGCGATCTGTTTGTCCTCGTTTTGCTTTTGGATTTTGAAGATGCCCTGAATTGTTCCTTGCTCCATGACGGTCTCTCCTTTCTTAATCGTCAGCCTCCACGTAGCACAGGGCGCATCTGCAGCGCGGGTGTGCCGGTGGTGTCTGCTTCTGCCCTGCGTATAATGACCGCCCGGCAAATTGGAAGGTGTCGCCGAGTTCGATTTCCTCGCCGTCAAGTGCGCCGCATATCGAGCAGACGCCCTCATCGGCTGCCGTACTCCATTTCGCTTTCATGCGAGGGAGAAGTCCTTCGTCTACGGCTTGACGGACGGCATCGTCCGCGCCTTTGTTGTAGGCGTAGGCGAGTTCGGTCTCGGCTATCATCTGCGCCCGCTCGCGGTGCTGTCTGGCTGCGTAGCGGACGGCGGATTCCTTTGCGCGTTTGGCTGCCTGTTTTTCGGCGGTAGCCTCTTTCATGTCGGGGTATTTTTCCATGAGGTGCTTTTTGAGCCGGTCCCGTGTCTGCTCATAAAAGTGCAGGTTTGCGAGGGACTGCGGCTCGTTCAGTCCTATGGTCGGTCTGATGATTCGGGCGAGTTCGTCAACGGTCATATTGCCGTTGGCGGTGTATTGTATCATTGTCGATACGGCTTCCTGTGCCTCCGCGCTCATCTGCGTTATCCATTCGGCTCCGTGGACGGTGATCCAGTTCTCTATGCCGGCGAGCATTGGCGCGTAAACGTCCGCACCTGCCAGCATAGCCGCCGCGAGGTCTTTTCCGCCTGCGGTGGTCGCGTTGATCAGGATGTCCTTCAGGTATTTGTTGAAAAACACAGCGTAATCCTGCCGCCAGTCCTTGAAGGTTTCCTCCGTGAGCGTTCCGCGTAGGATCGCCTCGCGCAGTTCCTTGTAGGTGATGGCTGCCTGCTGATCTTTCCACGTCCGAACGAGAAAGCGCACGAGCTGCGGGTTTTTGGCATCTAAAAAGGAGTTGAGGCGGTGAAGGGCTTCGTACTGCGCCCTCGATTTAACCTTCACCAGGTGATGTGGTTTGCGCGTCTTCGCCATCATCCGCCTCGCCTCCCCAGCCGTTGTCGAGCGGCTCTTGCTTTATCGAGGTCGTCTTCATCTTCGTCCTCGTTTTCGTCCTCACCCTCTGCGGCTTCGTCTTCCTTCCCGTCTTTCGGGTCGGTGTGGTAGGTGGTGGGGACTTTCGCTTCTCCGTCTGTGTTGGCGTCGGGAGTAGCGCCTGCGTTCTGCTGCTGTCCGTTGGTGTCTGTTCCGCCGTCGCTGGCGGAGGTGTCCTCGGCTTCTTCCCATTCTCCGAGGCGTTCCGGCATTCCCGCTTGTTCGCGGACGAAATCTTCCACGCCTTCGTCCGGCAGGAGTGCGCCGCAGGTGATCATCTTGTGGATGAAATCGCCCAGCTTTTCGAGGTTTGCGTCCTCGACGTCGCCGTGTACGAGGTAGGGGTAGTCGGTTATGCCTTTGAAGTGGTCGCCGTTGATGTCAATCAGCGCGGGGATCGCTTGGTTGTTGAAAACCTCGCAGATGATGTCGAGGTAGCTGCCGATTGCCATTGCGAACATCTTCGTTTTGTCGCTCGAAAGTGCGAAGCTGCCGACGTTCTGGTGTCCCAGAAGGATGAAGTCCGCCATGCAGGTCATGGCGATTCGGCTGTCGTATCTTTCGATGATTGCGCTGGTGTCAAACTGTCGCTGTCCGCCTGTGGACAGGAGTTTCAAATCCCAGCCGTGCGGAACGACCAGCCCTTCGAGGCTGTCTCGGCGGATATTCTGGACGATTCGCTCCGCTGCGGCTTTGGCTGCTTGCAGTTCAGGGTCTTCTTCGCTCCAGATGTCGATTCCTTCCGGCGCGGTCATCACAGGGAAGCCTGCGAGGTCTCGTTCTATGCCGATGCCCTCGATTTCCTGAATTCTGCGCTTGAAGTACCAGTCGCGGTAGGCGTTGCGGAGAATGCTTCGCCCTTCGGGGTTTCCTTTTCGGCTCTTGGTCTTGAAAAGTAGCAGCTTCTCGATGGGGATTGTTATCAATCCGAAGTCGGGAGGCGGATTCTGCACGATGCCGGTGATGTTGTCGTGGTCGTCGTATAGCCATTCGTAGAGCGTGTCTTGGCTTCTGATCGGGAGTTTCTGCCAGCCGATCAGCCCGTCTGTGTATTTGCTACGCAGGCGCGGGTCTTTTCTCTTGCCGCATCTGCGCTTGTAGACGATTTCGTGTGCGCTCCAGCCGTAGGTCAGGAACGATAGGATTTCGCTGATGGTGTCGCTCCATGTGTCGCTCATGTCGTCCATGCACGAGAGGATGAAGTCCTTCGCTTCTTCGTCTGCCGGTGTGCTTCCGCCTGGCTGAACGTCCCACGTCGCTTGGCGTATCAGCATTTCGATGGAGAATAGGATCGCGCCGATTGTGTCGTCGTTCTCGCTCATCTCCTGAAAGACCGCCATGCCTTTGCGTCCTTGCAGTTCTTTGAGGAATTCCTCATAAAAAAAGCCGCCGTATCGCTTTTGACCGAGCCGTCCGAGTTCTTTTAGGCTGTTTGCCATTCTGTTTCCTCCTTTCTTCGGGTCTTTTATGCAAATGCACCCGGTCGGGGTGCGCTTTGCCGGTGTAAGGTTTAAGGTATATCGGTTTAAGGTATAGGGTTTAAGGTTTAAGGCAGTTTTTGTGTGGTGCTTTTGCTGTGCTTGCATAATGCTGGCACGGTGCTTGTATGATGTCACAATATTGGACTGTTTCGTACTACCTCCGGCGTTTTCCGCGTTTCCGTTACCACTTCCGGCATTTGCGGACTGTATCGGGCGGTTTTTGGCGGTATTGTGACAATGTCCAGACTACAAGACTATTTATCTTCCGCGCCAGTAGCTCTGTTTCGTCAGCGCGGTCGTGCTTGGCGGTGCTGACATCAGCGGTTTATCCATCAGGTATAGGATGCCTTGAACGAGGGCGTCCGTCGTGTCTTTGTAGGTGCCTTTCGGAAAAATCAAAAGGTCGCGGATCAGGTCGTTCACCCACGGGTGCGTCTTCGGGTCTGGGAAGTGAATATTTCCTGCCTCGAAGTAAGGGGTTACGCTGATTGCGCGTTCCTCTTTGCTTCCTTTCGGGTTGAATTCCACCATGCCGGGGATTTCCTTTTTCAAAAGGTCAACGATGGCGGGTCCGTTTGCTTTGTTCTCGACCACCTTCGCTCTGGCTCGCGGCCACTTGCCGGAAAGGGTGCGAACAGCCGCCACGCTCTCCGTGAAGGTCATCTTGTCGTTTTCGAGGTCTTTGATGTAAATGTCCGCGCCTTTGCGTCCCATGACGAAACCGGCGACCTTTGCGCTGCCTTCGCTCTTGGTGAACGCCATATCCCAGCTCTGTATGTCCTGCGTCTGCGGTGCTGCTCCGTCGCTGTAGAAGTTGTTCAGCCATTCCCGCTTGAATATGACGCCTTCTGCCGGTGCCGGTACCTGTTGGAATTGTCCGGCGTATTGCAGGCTGCCCATGCTCTTTTTCAGCCCTGCGAGGACTTCGCTGTCGAAGCGCTGGGGGTTTAATATGTCGCCCTCCTCGCGGATGATCTCCTTCTTGCTTATCGGGAAGGTTACGATTGTCCGCTGCGGTGCTTCGGCGGGGAGGCATAGGTGGGTGTATCCGAGGTCTTCCGACAGGATGTATCCGGTCAGGTCGTTCTCGTGTAGCCTCTGCATTATGATGATGAACGCGCCGGTCTTCGGGTCGTTCAGTCGTGTCTGGAGCGTGTTTTTGAAGAAGTTTATGCTGTTCTGTCGCTCCGTCTCGCTGTTCGCCATCAGCGGGTTTTGCGGGTCGTCTATGATGATGACGTCGGCACCGTTACCGGTTACCGCGCCGCCTACGCTGGTGGAGTACATCATGCCGTGGTGGTTGTTCTCGAATTCGTTTTGACGGTTGACGTCGTATTTGAGTTGGAAGCGGTCGCCCCATTGCTCTTGGTACCACGGGCTGTCGATTATGTCTCTTGATAGAATGTTGTGCTTGCGGGACAGGCTGTCGCTGTAACTTACCTTGATGAAGCGCTTCTCTGGGTGCTTCGTCCATGTCCATACGGGGTAGCACACGGTCGCCTCGATGGATTTCATGTGTCGGGGTGGTATGTTAATGATCAGGCGGCGGATTTCGCCGTCGTTGACTGCCTGCAGGTGTTCCGCGATCAGCGCGATGTGCCAGTTGTCGACGTAGGTCGTGCCTGGCTCTATGACCTTCCACGCTTGCTTGATGAAATCGTCAAGGCTTCGCTCCGCCTTTTCTCTCATCACGGCTTTGTGGAGGGCGTCGGCATCAAACGCCGGGCTTTGAATGTACTTTGCCCAGTAGCTGTTCAAGTTGTGTCAGCTCCTCATCGGAAAGGTCGGACAGGTCGTGTTCCGTCTGGACGGAAACCTTCACCGTTCCTTTGTGGGCGAGCGTTCCGCTCACGTTCTGGTTTTCGGTGCTTTCGCCTCTGCTTAACCTCTCGATTTTCACCCCGACGTCCGCCAGCCTTATGAGGTCGCCAGCGGATATTTCTTCCTCCGGTATCTTCAGGAGGCGCGATGTGGCTTTCCTGATCATCTGCGCTCCGAGTAGGGCGTGGTCTTCGGTCATCTTAATGATGGCGCTCTCGTGTGCTTGCCTGATGCGCTTTTCAAGGTCGAGGTCGTATGCCTCGCACCGTGCGCCCCAGTCGAATTTCACCGATAATTCTTCGAGCGGTCGCTTGCTTTTCAGTTCCAGCTCGTTGGCGAGTTTCTGCAGGCTTCGCTTCTTGGTCTTCCTGCCGTATTGTGGTATGCCTTTGCTGTCGAATGTCTCCGGCTTTCCGTCATACGCCATGTCGCGGTAGAGGCAGAATTTTGTGTATTGGTCTGCACTCTCGTTCGGTAGCTGCTCCCAGATATCCTCCGGCATCTCCCGCTCCGGTTTCTTCGCCGGTGGCTTCTTCTTCGGTGCCGGTTTCTTCTTGGTGCTGGTGGCAGGCTTCTTTTTCTGTGTGCTTGTTGCCATGTCGTGTCCTCCTTTCCTGATTTTTGGGTATAAGAAAAGGCAGACCGTTTCCAGCCTGCCCTTTAATGGGTTATTCGGTTAAGTAGTCGCCGGATCGCTTTCGCCATTCGGCGCAGCGCCCGCTTCGCGGCCACTATGAAGGCTATTAGTACCCCCCCCCCCGCGATTGCGTTGGCTTTGTCGTTCTCCTGCTTGAGTTCGATGTATTGGAGGGTCTTTCCGTCCCTCTCGCAGGTTACGCCGACGTTTCCGGTGAGTTTGACGTAGCTGTTGATGATTACGTCGCAGTATCGGGGGTCGAGTTCTATGGTGTAGCACCGGCGTCCGGTGAGTTCTGCTCCGCGCAGCGTGGATCCGCTGCCTCCGAAGAAGTCCAGAACGAGGTCGCCTGGCTCTGTGCTGTTGTCGATTGCTCGGACTGCCAGCTCTACGGGCTTCTGGGTCGGGTGTTCTGCGTTCGTCTCTCTGCTGACCTCCCACGTGTCTGTGCTTCGGTCGGTCTCGGTGGAGTAGAGGCTGACGCTTCGTCCTTCCGATAGCCTGATGTAGCGGATTTTCTTTCCCTTTGGTGGCTTTTCCGCTATGTAGACCTTGTTTCCGGCGCCGTCCGTGAGGACTACGCCGCCAGAGAGGACGGTCGCTGTTCCGTCTTCGGCTCGAAGGACTACCTTCCACGTGGTGCGCTGTGCGCGGTCGCCATAGAAGTGTGCGCTCTGTCCGGCTTTTTCTGCGTAGAAGCACGGCTCGTGCGCCCATTGGTAGTCCGCGTGTCCGAGGACTGGCGCGTTCTTTACCCAGATGATGTATTGCTTCTCAACGATGCCCGCTGCTGTCATTGCGTCCTCAAAGTCGCGGCGCGTGCTGCTGGCGTGCCAGATGTAGAAGGCGGCATCGTCTTTCGTGTGCTTGGCGTAATTCTTGAACGCGGGGATCAGGAGTGTTTTCATCAAGTCGTCGCCGGTGAGGTCGTCGTTCTTGATTTTGTCAAACTTTCCGCTCTGGCTCTCATAGGATACGCCGTAGGGCGGGTCGGTGTTGACGAGGTCTGCCTTTTCTCCGTTCATCAGGCGCTCGACGGTCTTTTCGTCGGTCGCGCTCCCACATATCAAGCGGTGGGCGCCGAGTTGCCAGAGGTCTCCGGCTTTGCTCATCGGGATATTGTCGGGAGGCTCGACCGCTGCGTCTGCCTGATCGTCCTCCGTGTCGTCCGCTCCTGAAAGCGCGGCGATGATCTCCGCGATGTCCTCCTCGGTGTAGCCGGTCAGTTCGACCGGTGCCTCGCCGGTGTCCATGTCGTTGATGAGGTCAATCAGTCGCCCTGTGTCGAGCGTCGCCAGTTCCGCGAGGCGGTTGTCTGCGATCAAGTCCGCCCATTCCTCTGCGTCGTTGGCATACTCTTGGTAGTCGACGGGGACTTCTTTCCAATGTCGGAACGCGGCGGCTGCGAGCCGTCCGTGTCCTTTTACGATGAAGCCGCTCCGTTTGCTTATGGTTATGGGCTGCCTCCAGCCCGTTGCCTCGATGATCTTCGCCAGCATTTCCACCTGTTCGGCGCTGTGCTGGTTGGGATTTTTCGGGTTTGGGATCGCCTTTTCTATTCCCACGATTGCGTCGTGAGAGCAGAAGACCGGCACACCGTCAGCGGTGGTCGCTTTCGGTGTGGCTGTGGTCTCATAGTCGATCTCGGTGAATGTGTTTTTCGGCTTTTTCTTTGCCATTTCCCATTCCTCCATGCTATCATTTTATCACTTTTCTATTGCCGATTAAATGCCCACATTTTGCACCGTGCTTGTATGGTGCTTTCATCATTCCACGTTCAGCCCGTCTATGCCGAAAATCAAGGCAGAAAGGGGCTTTACGGCGTTGGTGATGTCCTTATAAATGGTGCGGTTTTCTATGCACTCATTCTCCGCGATTTGCTGGGCAGTAATTTTTTGGTCGTCGATATACATCGCCATGATCACTCGGTACCGGCGCATTTCCTCCGGCTTGCCGCTCTGCTCGCAGCTTATCCGGTAGAAGTTCAGCATTTCCTCGATGTGGTGCAGGATGACGATTGTCCGCTGCTGGCTCTTTTTGATGCCTTCGACGTAGGCGTTGTCGTTCAGCATTGTGTCGTCCAGTCCGTCGAGGATGTCGATTGCGCTCTCTCGCACCTGCTTGGCATTGTAGATCGCTCCTTCTGCGTGTTTCTTGAACAGGCGGTAGTTCTTCAGGAGGAGGCGGGTGTTGTGGAGCCGTCTGTCGTATCGGCTCTTTCGGCTCTTTTCGCGTTCCTCCGCCAGGTAGTCCATTGCCGCCTTGATTCCCATTTGTATCCCTTGTTCAACACCACGGGCTACCGCGACGTCGAGCATCCTCGCCCCGACCGCCGCGAGGCTCATCGCCCCGCTTCCCATGCTCTCTTTACTGTCCATTGTTGCCATCTCCTCTCTTAAGCCATGCGAGGCAGTCTTCGAGCGACGTGAAGTCTTCCGTCCACGCGTCGCCGGTGCTGTTGTCTACGCCGACGTAGATGTCTCCGTCTTTGTGGTAAAAGCGCCCGATTGGTGTGTAGTTGCCGTCTCTGTTCCCGCTTAACAGCAGGGCGTTGATTTCTTCGCTGGTCAGTTCTTTGATTTCGTCCATCTTTCTGTCCCTCCTTCGTTAAAATGGCAGGTCTTCATCCGGTGGCACTTCCGAGAAGTCGCTCGGCGCGGCGGCGGTGCCGGTCGGTGCGCCTTCTGCGGTCTGTGGCTTGCTGTCTGCGGGCATAATGTTGAGGATTTGGAATTCTACCGCCTTGCGCGGCTTGCCGTCCTTATCCTCCCATTTTCGCGTTCTGGTGGTGGCTTCTATGACGACCTTCCTGCCTTTGGCGAGGTATCTCGCGCAAAATTCGGCGGTGCTGCGCCACGCTACCATTGTGAGCCAGTCGGTCTCCGCCTTTTCCGCGTCTTTGCCCTTCGGTCGCTCTACGGCGAGGTTAAATGTGCAGGTGGGGATCCCGCTCTGCGTGGATCGGAGTTCGATGTCGCTCCCGATCCGTCCTGTGTAATAGCTCTTATTGATGTCAGCCATTGTTCTTTTCTCCTTTCTTTGCTCTGGCGTCTCTGCCGAGTTTTCCGAGGTTGCGTTTCTTTGCGCTTTCGCTTACGTGCCGCTTCCGGCATTGGGGGCAGAGGAAGGAGTGCGGTCCCCCTTCGTAAACCTTACCGCAGTCTTGGCATAGTTCTTTAGCCATTGTTTTCGTCTCCTTCTTCGTAATATTTTACTATTTCATCGGCTTGCGCCTGTGAAATCCTGATGATTGGCATTCCGCGCTTCTGGGCGAGTTCAATTTCAGCCTGCATTCCCTCGCTGATGCGGTCTCCGAATACCCAGAGTTCGTCGCACCGTTTCAGGACTTCGGTGGCGAGTTCCAGTCCGAGGTTGCGCTCGCCCGGGCTGAATTCGTCCATAAACCTTGTAAAAAGAAGGTGTGGGGCGATGGGCGTCGCGTGGCTGGCTACCGCTGCGCGGCTATACCATTCTGCGTTCCGCAGGTTTCGCTCCAGCCGCTTGCGTCCCAGCTCGCCGGTGGCTCGCGGGTTGCATGGGGAGCAGATGTAAACGACGCGCTCGTAGTGGAGGTAATGCCCGGCGCACCAGCTCGCGCATCTCCGCTTTTCTGTCGGTAGGTAGCTGTCGCAGGTCGCCGAGTTCATCTCTTTGGTGAGGCTTCCTGTCCGGCAGTTGCCGCAGAATTCTATCGGGTATGGTTTCATTTCCCGTCCTCCTTTCCGTGTTGGAGCGTCGCGGGGAATTGCTGGATCAGGTCGTCGCCCCAGACGGCTCTCATTTCCTTACTGTCTTTGAGTAGGACGGCTGCGTGTGTGATTCCGGCTGCCTCGATGATGTTCTCGATCCACTCGCGCTGTGGCGCCACTTTTCCGCGCCGATTGCCTGTCTCCGCTCCGACGATGATCCATTTCGCGCCGCCGAAACTTCCCACGCCAGCGTCAAGGCTTCCCATAAGCGGCTCTATGCTGATGAAGACGTTGTCTCCGATCCTTCCTCCGAAGAAGCGGTCGCCTTTTTTTGTGACGCTGGTGCCGTACCACCAGTTTTCGTGTTTTGGTAACCATCCAGCGTTTGCCATGTCGCACAGGCGCTGCGGGTTTTTCGTCAGGAATAGGTAATTGTGCCACGGTGCCGCTTCGCAGGCTTCAAAAACGCGCCGGATCCATTCGTCCGGTACCCACGCTCCGAAAAGGTCAGCCATGCTGCAGACGAAAATGTTCGCGGGTTTCTTTTTCTGCGCGGGCATCGGCAGGCGGTATTCGTGAAGCGTCGGGGAGAAGCCGGTCGGGAATTGCAGGGGTGTTTTGCCTTCTGCTTTGAACGGCTCCGGCAGGACATAGAGGATGTTGCCCTTCATGTCCTTCGGGTCGTCCGGCAGCCATTGTTTGATCTGCCCGCTGCTCTTGTTCAGCCGGACGTCCCCGCAAAATCGGCGGGCGAGCTTCCTTGCGTAGCAATACTCGCAGGTGTGGAGGCATCCGGTTATCGGATTCCACGTGAAGTCGCACCAGTCGATTGGGCTTTTGTTCATCATGTCGTTTCCTCCTTCTTGGCGGGGTTATAATCAAATCCCGCCGTTTTTGGTTTTAGGGTGTGGCTTTCGGGGGCTTTTTGGCTCCTTATAACCACGATTGGTTGTTTCGGTCGTCCAGCCACTTCCGGTATGTCTTGTAGTCCATGTCGCGGATTCGCTTCATCACCGAAAGGATCAGCCATTTCTGCTCCTCGTGGGTCATCTCCCTGAAGGTCGGCTTCCGCTTCGTCCGCAGTCCTACGTATTGTCCTTTGTGAAGGTAGACCAGTATGCCGATTTCGGGCGGTACCAGCGGCTCGATCTCCTTGTAGATTTCCTCCGGCACGGCGTAGAAGTTCATATTTCCGATGAAATTGTGACCGTGTTCGCTCTTGAAGTCGCTTTTCGTGACCTTTATCTCGAAGCAGGTCAGCAGGATCATCTGCGTCCCCATCTGGGTGATGCCGTTCCATTTGCAGGAGGTCTGTTCGCAGTAGGTTGGGAGGGGCTGCAGCGGGTCGTGTCCGAGTTCGCATATAAGGGACTGCCTGAAGCCCTCCTTCCGCCAGCCTGCCGGTCGGCAGATGTGCCGGTATTCGATGTCGCCGAAGTATTCCGATACCCGGACGGCGTCGACGATGCCGCTCTGGGTCGTTCCGCATTCCGCGACCACCTCCAGCGCCGTGTGCTGTCCTCGGTGCTTGTTGATTTTGATGTCGCCGATCTGCGCCGGACTCCACGTCAGGATCGCCTGCTCGATGTTCTTGGTCATCTCCGTTTTAGCCATTGGCGCAGGTCTCCCTTCCGAAGCTGACCATTCCGCTTTCAAGCATTCGCTTCATCATCAGTTCGTTCAGTTCCAAAAAGAGCAGGTCGACGGGGTCTTCCGTTTTTACCACCACGCCGTTCACGGTGAGTGTCCCTGTGATGCTCCAGCACATTCCGTGTCGCTTCGTTCCGACGTCTATGCCGATGTTCCCGACATAAAAGTCGGAAAGTTCGCGCAGAATTTTCTCCGCTTCCTGCTTTGCCTTCTCAACGAGGCGCGGGACGTCGCGGGTGGTGCAGGAGAAATAATCAGGGTGTTCTTTCGAGTATTCCTCGTGGATCCGCTGGTGGTAATTTACGGCGCTCATACCATGCCTCCGTATCTGTAATGGCAGCCTTCGGCGAGTTTCTCGTAGTTCTCGTTCAGTAGGTCGAGCGCCTTGATGATTCCTGCCGGTGTGAGGTCGTAGTTCTTGGCTACCCATTCCGCTGCCATTTCGTCCATCGCGGTGCTGTCTTCTCCGTTGGCGAGTTTCGTCTTTATGTTGACGCTCACCGGCTGCGCCACGCCGATGGCGTAGGCGAGCTGCACTTCTACGCTCTGGAAGTCGTCGAAGCGTTGAATGAGGTCGCAGGCGATTTTTCGCGCCATGTATGCGCCGCTGCGGTCTACCTTGCTGGGGTCCTTGCCGCTGAAGGCTCCGCCTCCTACGGGGCAGTAGCCGCCGTATTGGTCGCATACGATCTTCCTGCCGGTCAGTCCGGCGTCTGCTTCGGGTCCTCCGATTGTCCACGGTCCCGCAGGGTTGGCGATGACCTTCACCTTTTTGGTGTCGATTCCGCAGTTCCAGAGTATCTCGTGGATTGCGTGTACGACCGCTTCGTGCGTTACCTCCTCTTTGTGGCAGGCGCTCACGAGGATGGTTTTCACGCTGGAAATGTCGGGCGGGGCGTCGAGGTCAACGGTTACCTGGCATTTCGCGTCTCCCTTGAAGAAGGTGTCGGGGTTGGTCTCGGTGTCCTTTTCAATGGCCGCGATGATGCGGTTGGCAAGGTCAAAGCCGAAGGGCAGGAGGCTCTCGGTCTCTCTGCAGGCATATCCGTACATCATGCCCTGATCGCCAGCGCCCTGCGCTTCTCCTTCGCCGACGCCTGCGGCAATTTCGGGCGATTGCTTCTGTATGTAGGTCATGATGTGGTCGGCTTTGTATCCGAGTTTCTTTGCCACGCCGGTGACGATTTGGGCGTAGTTTATTTCTGCTCTGGTGGTGATCTCTCCGGCAAGGATCACGGTGTTGTCCTTGACCAGCGTTTCGCAAGCCACGCGGCTGTCCTTATCTTGGCGCAGGCAGGCGTCGAGAACGGCGTCGCTGATCTGGTCTGCGTATTTGTCCGGGTGGTACCGGCTGACCTGTTCTGTGCTGAAAAGTCGCATTTTCTCGCCTCCTTACTTCTGCGTCGTTCCGAGAACGCCTCGCTCGGCTCGGTCTTCGACCCTCTTGTTCATCCACATGAGCGCCTCCTCAATGTGCGTCAGGGCGCAGGCGTTTTCTCTGGTGGCGTACTCTCCGGTCTGGAAAGCCTTCAGTCTGTCGCGGACGATTTCGAGGAGGTCTGTGTCGAGGACGCCGGTGGTGCTTCCTTCTTCGTTTCGGGGTCCGTGTTGGAATTGGATATTTGCTATCGGGATGACCTGCACCGCTTCTTCTGCAGGGAACACGCGGCGTTGGATCATGTATTCGTGGCAGGCGTTGCCTGCGCCCGGCTCATCGACGCGGATCACCTCGTTGAGGTTGTTTCGCTTCTGAATGGTCGATAATTTGTCCATGTCTTTTCCTCCTTACTGCGCTTTCTTGAATACGCGCTTCCAGTTCAGGCTGAAGTTTCGGTTGATGTGCGTCCAGCCGGATCGTCTCATCACGGCTTTTGCTATGCTTCTGGCAAGGCTGCGGGGGTAGATGCCGGTCGGATCGCCCTGCGGGTTACGTCTCTTTCGGAAGGCTTTCAGCTCTGCCTGCGTTCTGGTTTTTCTCTTATTGCTTTTCATGGGGTGTTCCTCCTTTGGTATTGATGATTATTTTGATTTCCTTTGTGTCTTCGTCAAAGGAAACGTAAACGGTGCCGCCCGGTTTTCCTCCGGCGCCGGTGACGTATTCGGTTGGTATCAAGAGACGGCATTTGTCGTCCATTTTCTTCTTTTCGCAGAGGATCATATCCACACCTCCACGATGACGGGGTCGTCTTCTTTCATCGGCGGCAGCTTGGTCATGTTGGGCGGTATCTTCGCCCTGATTTCCTCCAGCGTGTCCGCCAGCGCCACGAGGTGCGTCGGGTGGTTTGCGTCCCATACCCTTGCCACGTAGCTGCTGGGGTAGTCTGTTGGGTGGTCGTAAATGCAGATCATCGGCATTCTGGCTGTTTTCGTCAGCCGGATGTAGTCAAACGCTCCGCCGACGATTCTGTCCTCTCGTTCTGTTGCCATATCGTTTCTCCTTTCAAAGAATGGCTACGGTTACGATGATGGCGATTGCCAGCACCACGCCTGCCACGAAGTATGTGATGCGCTCTCTCTGGGTCTTTGCTCCGATTGCTCCGCCGAAGTAAAGCGACATAAAAAGCATGAGCGCGATTTGAAGTGCTATTTTCATTGCTCCGTTCCTCCTTTCATCTGGTCTATGATCTCAAGGTAAGGAAGCCCTGACGCGCCTCCTGTTTTGATTTCCCACGCGGGGTGAAAATCGTCGGGACTGGCGCTCGCCCTGCCCGGTGTCGTCCACGTGAAGCCGCGAGCGTTGATGGTTTTCTGCTCGCATTTTCGTGCCTTCCGGTCTGGTTTATAAATCCATGCGTCTCTGGCCGCCTTCCAAAATTCCCACGGTACCGCGAAGAAGCGGCGCAGTCCGAAGCTCACGATCACGATTCCGACCGCTGCGGGGTCTGCTATGTAGTCGTCCATGTAGGTGGCTTGGTGTGGCTCTACGCGGTCAAACGCGATCCGGTCGCCTTCCTCGTGCTTTGCCTCGACCGCCACCGGTATGCTCCGGTATCTGCCGAGGTAGTCCACGCAGCTCTTTTCTTCGACCTTGCAGTTGACGACCTTGCCGGTGTGGTCCCGCAGGGGGATGAATTCGGTCGGGACTTTGTGAACGCAGGCGATCTTCTTGTTCTGGTATTGCCGGTGGACGAATTTCAGGAAGTCCTCGAACGGTTTCCCTCGATTTGCTCTGCTGTAGTCTTTCATTACGCACCTCCGAGGACACCGTCAGCGATTGCGTTGTCGATCTCTTTGTGCAGGCGGTATGTGGTGCCGCCGCCGATTCCGTTTCCGCTGCCGACTTTGCCTTCGAGGTAGGTGATGAAGCGTTCCACGACCTCGCGGTCTGTCCTGCGCTTGGCGTTTTCTTCCTTCGCCAGACGCATTCCTTCGTCTATGCCGGTGCTATGCTGGCGATCCATCGTCTCGCACAGTTGCTGGTCTGTCATCTTCCGCAGGCTGACGGCGCGGTCGTGAATGGCGCGTTCTTCGTCGGTCATGCGGCAGTTCTTCTTTTTAGCCATCTGGATTTCCTCCTGTTCTCTGGTATATCAGTTTTTTGTATTCTGGGTTGAGTTCGATGCCGATGCAGTTCCTTCCGAGGCGCTGCGCGACCTCTGCGGTCGTCCCGCTTCCGATGAAAGGATCGAGGACGGTGCCTCCGGCTCTGCTTCCGGCAAGAATGCACGGCTCTATCAGTTCTGGCGGGAAAGTAGCAAAATGCGCCGCCTTGTATGGTCTCGTGCTGACCGTCCAGACGTCGCGGCGGTTTTTGACCGGCTTCCCGTCCTTGAAGCGCCAGCGTTCGTGTGGTTTTCCTGCGACGTGCTGGCTCTGCGGGTTGTTGCCTGGCACTACCGTATCGGCGTATTTTGAGCTGCCCTTGTTGAGCGTCTCTTTTCTCCCGTCATAGTGTGCCGGAACGAGGACGGCGTCGTTGTCGTAGTAGTAATGCCGCGATTTCGCCAGCATGAGGATGTGTTCGTAGCATTTCGTCGGGCGGTCTTTCACGCTCTCCGGCATCACGTTCGGCTTATGCCAGATGATGTCGCTCCGCAGGTACCAGCCGTCCGCTCGAAGGGCGAAGGCGAGCATCCACGGGATCCCGATCAGGTCTTTCGGCTTTATGCCTGGCGTCTTGACAGTCGTGGTTGCTTTCGCTCCGACCATTCCTTTGTTGGTGCCTTGTTTCCATTTGGCGGCGTTGTCAGGGTAGTTCGCGGCTCCTTTTCCGCTGCCTGCATAACTGTCGGCTATCACAATCCACAGGGTGCCGTCTTTTTTCAGCGTTCTGCGGACTTCGCGGAAAACTTCGACCAGTCGGTTGATGTATTCTTCCGGTGTCTGCTCCAGCCCGATCTGTCCGTCTACGCCGTAGTCGCGTAGTCCGTAGTAGGGCGGCGAGGTCACGCAGCAGTCTACCGTTTCGCTTGATAATTGGCGCAGGCTTTCCAGCGCGTCGCCTATGATTATTCCGTTCATCACTTGCTCCTCCAGCTTTCCCAGTACATCTCCATTCCGGCGCACATCTCGCGGAGGCGGTCGAGGGTCTTTTCGGCGTTCCTCGTGTCGCCCAGTTTGCCGCCGTAGGTTGGCGTCATCCTGCGGATCAGTTCCTCTCCGGTGTAGTTGGTCGTTACGATGGTCGGCATATAAGCCTCGTACCGTGCGTTGATGATGGAGTAGATGTGGGTGTTTCCCCATTCGGTCGGTTGCTCGCTTCCGATGTCGTCAATGATGAGGAGGGGGATGTCCTCGTAAAGTTTCATGATTTCGGCTTCGGTCGCGTTCTCGTTGGTCTCGAAGGTGCTTTTTATCTTTGCCAGCAGGTCGATCATGGTCATACAAACGACCGCCGTGCCGCCCTGCATGAGCTGGTTTGCGATGGCGCAGGCGAGGTGCGTCTTGCCGGTGCCGTAGCTGCCGGTGATGAATAGTCCGTTTCGCTCCTTCTGTGGCGGTATGACGTTTCCGCGCTCATCTTTGGTCGGGAGCATAATCGGGAAGCTGTCAGCGTATCGTTTGCACTTCTCGTATGCCTTCCGGTTGATGTCGTTTACCTCGAAGCGGTCAAATGTCCGATTTGCGAAGCGTCCCCTGATTCCGCTCTCTTTAACGAGGCGGGCGACGCGCTTCCGCATCCATTCCATTTCCTCTTGGCGCTTTTTCTCGGCTTCGGCTTCGCGCTTCAGGCGATCCTGTTCCGCCCAGTATGCTTTTGCCTGTTCGCAGTCGCAATGTTCGGGGTCCTCAAACCAGAGGAATATTTCGTGCCGCCCCTCGAAGTCTTTCAGCCCGTGGTGGTATAGCGTCTTTCCGCAGAATTGGCAGGTTGTTGGCTCCGGTGGATCCTTTCGCATCTTCCAGCCTTCGGCGATTGCGACGTCGCTCCTGATCTGGTATCTGTTCGGCTCTTGCTCGCGGTCTTCGTCGTCATTCGGATTTGAAACCTGCGGGTGTGCCGCTGCCTTTTCTTCTCTCGAAAGTGGCGCCGACATTGCCGCTGCCAGTAGATTGCCCACTTTGTCCATCGCTTCTCACCTCCTTGATTTCGTTATCCCAGTAGCCTCCGTTCAGCCATGTGGCGGGGTATGGTATGTAGCGTCCGTTTTCGCGTTGCCAGTCCTCGCTACGCTTCTGGAGGTCTACGGCTTTCATGATCTTTTCAAACAGCGCGGTGTTCGGTTTGATCTTCTTCCACGCCTTCAGCGCGTTCTGTTTCGCTTTTTTATTTGGGTAGGCGTCCCAGAAGGCTGTAAACCGTTTTTCCAGCAGGCTTTCCTGCGTTTGCGGCTGATCGTCAGCGTCTGCATCGTCTTCCGCTGGTGGCGTGTCGCTGTTTTCTTCATCTTTGTATGGTGCTGGCACAGTGCTTTCACCGTGCTTGTTCGGTGTTTCTTGTTCTTCGCATCCGGGCGGCGGGGGTATCTCGCTTTCCTTCTCCTTCATATTGGGGTTTTGGTGCTTGGAAAAATTAACCACCTGAATGTATCGCGTTCCCTCCACCTCGTATCGGGTTATGAAGCCGGTGTCTGCGAGGCTCTGCAGCATGATGTTCGCTTCTTCTGCGGTGACGTCGTCGTATCCCAGAAGCGTCTTTTTGATTCGGAGAGGTCGGTCTTCGAGCCGCCCCTCTCTGTCCGCGATGCACCATAGTCCGATGAACAGGAGCCGCGTCAGCGGGTCAAGCCCTCCGAGTATGTCGTTGTCAAAGAACGCGGGTTTGATGTTTCGTGTTCTCGCCACTTGCGTTCCTCCTTCCTGTGGTTAGCATACGTACACCTCCGTGCCTGTCAGCTTCTGGACTGCTGTTTTGAAGCGGTCGGCGTCGCTGTTGTTGTTTGAAAGGTGCAGCAGGTATATTTGTTTCACGCTCCGTAGGTCGTTTGCTCGCAGCAGGTCGAGGAAGTGTTCGAGGCTCATGTGGCTTTTGACCAGCCTCGGCACGAGTTCTGCCGGAACGTATCCGTTTCTCACGCTCTCCTCGATGATGTCCATGCTGTAGTTGCATTCTCCCATGATGTGCGTTAGCCCCTCGAAACGGTATTTGATGTAGTAGGTGTCGGTGAAGTATAGGAGTTTCTCGCCGGTCGCCCTTGATGTCAGCAGGTATCCGAGCGGCTCTTTTGCGTCGTGCTGGACGTCGAAGGGAAGGACGACAAACGTGCCGATCTGTATCTCCTTCAGCGCCTCGACTGGCTTCGCTCTGTGTCCTGTGAGTTTGCTTGCGTCGAGTGTCCCTCTGCTGGCGTAAATGTTCACGCCTGCTTTTGCGAGGTCTCCTGCGGCTTTGACGTGGTCTCCGTGTTCGTGTGTTATCAGGCAGCCAGAAAGGTCACGAACGCGGAAATTCAGCGCCTTCTGTATGGCTTTCAGCGGGATCCCCGCATCGAGGAGCAGGGCTGTGGTGCCGTCGCTTACGCGGTAGGCGTTGCCGCTGCTTCCCGATGCGATGACCGTGATGTTCATTAGAAGTCCATCCCGTCGTCCGCCGCTACAGGCGCTGCCTTGCCTGCGTCGATAATTTCGCCGGTCTCGGTGTTCACCGTTTCGGTCGGTGCCGAAAGCGCAGGCTTCTCCGGTGGTGTGGTGTCGATGAGCGTCGCGTTGGCGCTGGCGTTGATTTCCGCCTGTGCTTCGATCTCTGCGTAGCGGGCTTCGCGCATCTTCATGTACTGGTAGCTGTCGTCTACCTTCTTCGGGTCTCTCGGCAGGTGTTTCGCGCTGAAGGCTTCGCGGATGATGGTCTTCCTGACCATTTCGTCTTTCCAGCCCTCGACTTCGGTCTCGATCTGCTTGCCGTTCTCCCAGACCTTCGCTTTTCCGCCCCAGAAGTTGGCGCTGGCGTATTTTGGCTTGCGCTTCTCGATGTCCTTCATTGACATGATGATGAGTTCGTTCTTGGTCGGGTCTTCAAATTCGAGGTAGGCGAAGCCGCCGACGATCTCGCCTCTGTCAAACGGCGAGGTGATCTCGAATTCGTAGTTCTCTACGCGGTTGTTGCCGCCCTTCTTGATCGGTTTGAAGGTGTCGGTGCTGTAGACGACCTCGATGGTTACCGCTGTCGGTGCCTCGACCGCGTATTTCTCGGCGATGTATCGGATTCCGTTGTAGCCCTCCATGAGGGTGACGTCGTAGTTGTTGCGCTTGTTGTTCTTGTAAGGGATCGGGAACAGCATATTGTCCTGCGTCATGTCCAGTCCCATGCGGGCGTAATGCACCAGGTCAAGGGCGAGGTCGTTCAGGTTGACCGTGTTCCATGTGACCGGCAGGTCGTTGTCGTATTTGTGGTCTTTGTTGTTCTCATTCTTGCGGATGCGCTCCTCCTCGGCTGCTTTGAGTGCGCGGTCGATTACGATGAAGTAGCCCTGAATGAGTGTCCTCTGGTAGTCCGTGACCTGCATCGCTCCAGCGACGCTGCCGCCGAATTCCTTCAGGACGGTGTTGGTGAAGCGTTCGCTCATTGCGAGCTGCTCCTGCTTTGTGGTTGCGGGCGCCGTGGTCTCCGCTTTCGTGATTTCGTTTTTGTTTGCCATGATAATTCCTCCAGTTTTTTTATTCTGCATCTTCGACATCGAAGAGTGTCAGTTGATTTGGGTCCGGTGTGGCGGCTCTCTTTTCCGCCTGTTCCTTCATTTTGCAAACGTGACCGTATCCGTCTTCGACCGCCTGCTTGCTGGTCAGCAGTCCTCCGCATCGTTTGCACCTGCGGGCTTTAATGATGAACGTCTCCGGCTCGATCCGCTCTTTGTCGAGAATGATCAGCTTGAAGTAGGTCTCGCCGTCTTCGGCTCCCCAGTCTGGGTTGCCTGTTCCTTTTTCCACTCTGGCTTTAACCTTGAGCGTCGGAGAAGTCGCGGAGTATCCGTTTCGGAGGGTGCATTCGATTTCCTGCCCGATGAACGGCTCCAGCCTTGCGCGGTAGTATGGCGTGTCGGCTCTGTATTCCTCTGTCTTGACGCCCCGGTCGATCAGGTCAAACCATTGTCTTTTAATCGGGAATATTAGCATTGTCTTCCACCTCCGTGCGGAGCTTCTTGTCGGCTTCGCTGACTACAAGGCGGATTGTTTGGGTGTCGCTCTCGGTTAGGTGTGTTACGCTTTCGGCGTTGTCGATGAACACCGGCATCTTGATTTTCCAATGCTCCGAAAGGGTAGCGATGATCTCCAGCCCTGCGTTGATTCTGGCGGCGTTGTTGGCGAAGGTGTAAGGTACCAGTCTGCCGTCTGCGGTCGGGATCATTACCTCGCAGTCTTCCTTCAGCCCGCCGTTGATTTGCTCTTGGAAAAGGCGGAAGCGAACGCTCTTGAATTTGGCGTTGATTCTCTCGGTCAGGGCGCTGACCTTCTCTTTAGTGAAAAGATCGCAAAGGTACAGCCCCTTTTCCAGTTCCTCGAATTCTGCGGAGAGCCTCTTTTCCTGCTTTTCGAGTTCTCCGATCCGGCGCTGCTGGTTTTCCGCCATAGTAATCTGCATCAGTTTGTCGCGCTCCTCGCGGATCGCGTCGCCTACGGCTCTTATTTCGTCCTCTGCGGCGTTTTGTGCTTCGGTGGTAATCTTGCCCGCGTCGGTGAGTTTCGCTTCAAGCTCGGCGAGTTTCGCGCCCAGAACGGCGTATTCGTTGCTGTCCTCGTATGAGGTTGTCGGCACGATCCTTCCGCGCAGGATTTCGAGGTTTTCTTCCTTTGCTTTTTGTTCTTCCAGCACTTCCGTGTGTCTGGTCTTGAGGGTGTCGATTTCAGCCTTCAGCGTGGCGATTTGCTCTTTGCTGGCTTCGGTCTTGCCCCTGTGGTTGATTTCTTCGAGCTTCTTGCTCTTGCGAAGGTTGAAGTCCTCGCGCATCTTCTCCACGCGGTCGGCGGGTAGTGCCTGCCCGCAGGTGGGACATACGCTCTGGCTTTCGTCCCACGTCTCGGCGCTGACGGTCTGGTATTCGGTTACCAGTTGCGCTCTGGCTCTTTCGAGGGCGTCGAGCGATGCCGTTTTGCGCCTGATTTCGATTTCGATATCCTCTGCGTCGTGCTTTGCTTTATTCGCGGCTCTCTGGGCGAGAAGGATGTCCGCTTCGACTTCCGCGTTTTTGTCATTTTCCGCCTTGATGTGCGCCGCTCTGCCTTCTGCGATCTGCGTCTTGACCTCGGCGATCTGTTGCCTGATGTCCGCTGTGGCGCTGTCGCTGGTGGCCGCCTCCGCCTTCTTTGTCATGAGGGCTTCGCGTTTCTTCTCAAGGGCTGCGATATTTCTTTCGATGTCCTCTGCGTCCAGCCCTGCGATGTCGGGGATCGCCTGCGTTGCTTCGTCGATTCGTGCCGGTATCTCGGTGAGCTGCCGGTTGATTTCGGCGCGTCTGGCCGCAGCGACTTTTCGGTATTCTTCGGTGGTGTAGTATTGTTCTGCCGTTCCGTTCATTCGGAGGAAGTCCGGCAGTTCTTTTAGTTCTGGTTTCCTGGCGATGATTTCCTCGTCTGTGATGTCGCCGCAAATCTCCAGTAGGATTTTCCGCCTCGCGTCCCATGCGAGCTGTTCGGGGAAGTAGTCGGGCATTGTGAGCATCTTCGGCTTTTCGGCATCGCCGCCGCAGAAGGCGAGAACGCTGGCGGTGAATTCCTTCTCTTTGACCGGCACTCCGTCGATTTCGTAGTCGACTGTGTGTCCATCGAATTCTTCCCGCGCCGATCCGCGCTTCTTTTTGTAGATTTCCTTGTAGGTCTTCTTGAGGGTTACGACGCGTCCTTCGTCCGTGCTGAACGTCGCCTCCGAGCTGTGTTCGAGGTGGTGAAGGTCACCGTCCGCTCCTTTTGTCTTCGGCGTGAAGTTCTTCGCTGCGGTGCTTGCCTTGTCGAACAGGAGCCATGTCAGGGCGTTGTAGACGGTCGTCTTGCCGGTGGCATTGTCTCCGTAAATGCTGGCGGACTTTCCGTCCTTGAAGTCGAGGGTCAGGGATTTGATGCCCTGAAAGTTGTTAAGCGTAAGCCGTAGCAGTTTCATGTGCTTTGCTCCTTTCCATCATTATCTGGCAGCTCCTTGCCACCGTGTAATTGCTGAATTCGTCCTCGCTGATGCGCTCCTGCACCAGTTTGCCGAGGTAGTAGGATTTTCTGCGCTCTCCGTTCAGGTCTCCCTCGCGGCTGATGATTCGTTCCAGCTTCTGCTTTGCGAGGGGGAGTGCGTGTCTCCATTCTTCGTCGGTTATCTCTCTGCCGAGGTATCCGCAGGCTTCGTCTCGTACTTCGTCTTCGTAGGTCATGTAATTTCCTCCTTTAGCTTTCGTATGGGCTTTCGAGGCTCCAGTCCCACTTTGCTCCGTTTGTGTAGGCGTTCCTGAATGTGTTCGTGGATCCGTTGCCCATAAACCATTGGTATTCGACCGGAAGGACGCGCCCGATGTTTATGTATCCGGCTTTTTCGGCGTACCAGCGTGTCAGGACGTCCTCGGCGAGCGCCTTGAATTCGTCGGTTGCTGGGTAGTTCGCATTGTAGCCTTGAAATTGGTTAGGGAATGTTACGACGTGGGCGATGCTCTTTCCGCAGGCGTAGCCGGTGCTGTCCACTCTGTTGAGTACGCACCAGATGACCGCTGCCTGCTGGGTCTTGCTGTTTACGCCTCTGGCTTCGCCCCATACCAGCTTGGCGAGCATTTCGATGTCCGCTTCGCTCGGCGTCTGGATCGCGGGGGGCTGTGTGTCTTCGGTTGCTCTGTATTCGAGTGTCACAATCATCGGCTCTCCGCTGACTGTGTTGGTCATCGCCATCGGTGTGACGATGAC